AGCTTTTGTATTCCTTTATATTTCTGTGCTTTCGTACATTACTTATCCGATGCTCTCTGATTAAAAAAATAACTATTCAGTCCTTGTCATGAGCTCTGAATAGTTATTTCGAGTGGAAGCAAGGGGGCTCGAACCCCACTCTATTCCTCTTACTTTCCGCATATTTACTGGCTTTCTAGGTGTTTTTTGTTGATTACTTTTGACTACTTTCGCAAAAATAGTAGTCAAATCACCTTGCCTGTAAATCTGGTATGCTACTCAAAATAGACGATTTCTTTTCAATGGTTTTCCTGTTCCTATGATAGTGTATTTCTGATGTCATGATATCTGTATGCCCCATCTGATCCATGACAAGTCTCTTATCCACATTGTTATCCATAAGAATAGTTCCATATGTCTTTCTTACTTTGTGCGGTGGCTTTGGATAAATTTTCAATTTCCTGCAAAGCCTTTTTTGCCTTTGTCTAACCGCCTGTGCAGTAATCCTAATATCGTTTTTTGTAAAAATGTAATCTCCAAATGGATTCATGTACTTTATTTTATCGCAAATCCATACATAATCATTCGGTATAATTGCTGTTCTGATTCCTGCTTTGGTTTTAGGATACTCTTTTACTTCAACAACATTGTTTCCGCTTTCGTCTTTATACTTCGTTTCTGTCCTGCGAACGTTAAAAGTATTATCAGAAAAATCGGAATGTCTTAATGTTACAACTTCTCCGATACGTACACCAGTTAAAAACATAAGCAATATAGCAACATTAGAAGTATCAAGGTGGCTGACAAGATACTTAATCATTACATCAGTTTCATATTCGTCGAATACTTCTTCATAGTCTTCTTTTATTACTTTTTTAAAATCACTATCAGATACGTCAAGATTATCAAACAGTTCTACGATATTAAAATCAATAAGTTTGCGTTTTTTCGCTCTTTTAAGAAATGTTCTTGTAATTCCTTTTAGACCGGAAAATGATTTAGGTGTCAACTCTTTATCGGCAATTTCTTCCTCTAAAAAATCCCCCCATTCATCTTCTGATATTGATTTTATTCTTCGCTTTCCCAACTCTCCATAGTGTCTGAGAAAATATCTCTCGTCTCTGTCGTATGTTGCTTTACATATCTTTTTAAGAGACAATCTCCGGTCTTCACATTCGTAAAACACTTCTGTAACTGTTGGATTTTGCTCTTTTTGGTAGTAAAACTCAATAACTTCTTCTTTGAGATCTTCCTCGCTTTTCTTTTTTACAAGTCTCCTTCCTTTTTCTTCATCTGGCAAATAAGTTCTCCAGTATCCGTCTTTTCCTTTGTTGATTGCGTATTGGTGTTTCTTCAGATACTCATCTTTCTTTTTCATTTCAATGCTTTTTTGCAAAGATTCCGTGTCAATCATACCATTGCTAACGGCATATTGCAATATTTCCATATCAGAAAGTTCCAAATCTATCACCTTCTAACCGCTTAAGTTTATTTTTTATAGACCTTACTCTTCTTTCTACAGTAGTTACAGAAATGGAATGTCTAAAGGATATTTCTTTTTGAGAAATTCCTTTAGACAAATCCCAAAACACTTTCTCTTCCTCTTCCGTGAAATTGGCGTTACGGAAGATTTCTTCAAGTTCTGGCTTAGTCAGTTTTGACAACTTCATAAGCCATTCTCCTTCGCTAAATTTCAGTTTAGATGTTCATAACACCAGACTTCCATCCTGCTTTTTTAGCCTCTTCTGAAAGAATCTCATTTTCTTCAGCTATAGCCATTTTTCTTTGTTGTTTTTCTAAACAATATATTGATAAAATTTCATCCACCAACTCATTAATACTACATAGCATATCTCCGTCAACCTCTTCGGTTCGTTCTGCATCATTTAAAATATTTTTTATATCTTCTGCACATTCATGTATTTTTCTCATACAAATGCCTCCATAAATCTTAATATTTCAGTTTACTTAAGTATTTCCACAGTGATTTTAACCCTATCACCGTTCGTAAAATCATAAGAGTTGGTATACCAATGTTTACCATTCTCTACCATATCCTTATGTATCTCGGTAATGTAATCAACTTCGGTCTCCTTGGTCTTTACCCTTGTATTAACTTCTTCCTGCATTGATCTTTCCTCCAATTCTTCCGGGCTGTATTTCCGGTAGCTGATCCCGTAATTTGTGAATCCACCGGATTGATATGTTATAAGTCGTGACATTTTATACTCTCTTTCAACTCAGATGCGTGTCCATTCCCGGATATCTGCCGGATCAATCACTTCCGCACATTTAGGACATATAGGATATAAACCTTTTCTGCGATTCTCGTCCATGTCCCGGAATGTTTTATTCCTCCTCATCCGCTTGAATTCCGCATCTGCCATTTCTCCGTATAGCTTAGCTTTAGATATCATTTTCCGCTGTGCATCCTCCACCAGCTCATACCGCCTCGCCAGCGTAAGCAGAGCATCAAAGGCATCTACCGTAGCACCGCAATCCTGACAGCTTACGATCCGGTTTACCGTATCAATCTCGTAATGAGGTGGATCGCATTTGCACAGCTTTTCTCTCCCTCTTTCGATTTTTGCCAGGCTGAAAGAAATAATCTCATTGTCCATAGTATTCCTCCATTAAATCCTAATATTTCAGTTCAAACTAATGCCCGCTCCTTAGCATATAAAATAACATCTCAGTTATGGATCTTTTTCGCTCTCCCTGTCTGCATGGTAATATTATTTCAAGCTTCCAACCTGTATCTGTATCCAGCGGTGTAGGATTCTCGTATTCATCCGCAGGATCTCTATATTCCGGTATTGCAATCATTATCCCGTAGTATAGTGAAGAGTTTGGATTGCATTCTCGGATATGCTTAGCTAGTTTTCCACTTCTTAAATCCTCTTGGATGTTTTTGTAGCAATCCATAGTAGTAACTATATAATTCTTTTCTCCCAAGAAGTTCAGTCCATTTCCACTAAATGCATCCTCTTTGCAGCTCTTGATTTCATAGCAAGTGAATATCCCTTTTTCTATTGCACTGATTGCAGTTACTCCAGCAGGTTCAAATTGCATGAAATCAACTCTTTTAACATCACTTGTTCCGTAGTCTATGCTCACTTCGCTTGCGTAATACTTTCCTCTTTTACAAAGCCGATCAGTGACCAACAGATCTCCCAGGAATCTTGTTATTTCTCCTCGTTTCATTGTTCCTCCACTAAATTCTAAGTTACTCATTTATCAGTTCTGCTAACTGAATGAAATCAAGAGTTCCGCATCCATCATATAAGTCATATACTTTCTCCACGATTTCATCACAATACCCTGCTTCTTCCAGCTGATCCGAAAAATCCGGATCAGAAGATGTACAACCATATTCTGTTTTTATGGATTCTCTCTGTAATTTTCTATCAGAAATTTCCAAGGTTTCAATGCAACCATTATCCGTTGTTTCAATGCAATATTTCATGTGATTTTCCTCCTGTTTTTAATTTTCCCAACTACCGAATTTTCCTCGGTAGTTCGATTTTCCCAACTAGTAACTTGCTTTTGAGTTCCCAAGCAACAACTCAAATATCAATTTCACTTTTTAGTTCCTGATTTCACTCCCTTGCTCAATATTTAAGTTTTTGAACATTTCACACATCACATCAACCACGATGCTGTTACCAAACTGCTTGTAAAGTTGTGTGTTGCTGTTGACCGCTGCCATCTTGGAGATAGCATCTGCATCAATCAATCTTCCCATCGTTCGCCCTCCTGTTCCATGCTTTAATAGCATAGTTATAATTCAGATAGCCAACCGTTCCGCAATTACATTTCGTACATTTTATCCCCCAATAGGTATCGCCCAATATTGTCGTTTTAACTGCTTGTTTTTTTGCTTCTCCGCCGCAAAACGGGCACGGCTTTAATTCTTCACTCATACTTCATCCCTCCAATCTAATTTCTGACCACAATTCTTGCAATAATCATATCTGTCATGTGTTTTCAGCCATTCATCAAGGATTTGTTCGTCTCTATGCTTTTCAAATACCGCTATTGCATCTGCCATAAAGTCGGTCTGGGCAAACCATTTCAGATCGTCAATCACTTTCCACGGGTTATCGCCAGATACATTCATACAAACTTCATGTAACCTTTCCATTTGATCGCAGTCTTTATATTTTTCCTCTATTTCTGCGATAGGAGATTTTAATGCGTGATAATTGCGAATGTGAACATAATTGAAGTATGCCGAGGAATATTCCCCTACTTCATACTCTCCGGGTTCAAATGTGTGGTTTTGCATCACGATCTGCAAAGCAACTGGAAGTTCGATAATGAGCATTTCGGCTTTTTCAATATCCTCAGCAGCGTATTCTCCACTTTCTTCATCGCAGTGCCATCCCATGATTTCACACACATTTGTTGTGGGGCCGCTGTTCCCAAATGGTCTTTTAACATCTATTGCCGGTCTATACCTATCCTCAGAATCTATTAAAATAGAGATTCTAAAATTAAGGTCTGTCATAATCTTTATGTGCTCCGGTTTTAATTCAAAACTTGGCATATCAACCTACCTCCGTTTCATTCCTCTGACTGTCTACTTCTCTCTTGCTTCCAACAGGCTATTAAATGTAAATCCTTCACTTATACATTAATCCTCGAATTTCATGTATTCTTCCATGTTCTCCGGTGTGATGTTTCTCCCAATCATAGATTTGCAGATTTCTACTGATTTCCGGCATTCCTCCACCGTACCTATCTGCCGGTACTGCTGAACTTCTTCCAGTGCCTTGATTGCCATCTCGTAACCTTGGATTTCGTTTTTTCTCTCGTAATTCTGTATACACATTTTGGCTAAATCAATAGATGTCTCAAGTTCTTTGATTGCTTCATTCTCCGTCATATCCACTCCTCCTTAACTCCATTTAAAATCCTCACAAGGTCTCATTCTCCGCTGATTCTTACCCCTTTTATTGCATATTCCCCAACCACCGTAATGACAATCTTCGCAGGTAATCGGATATTGATTTAAATTTTCCTCAATACATTTCTTGCACTGGTAAGAATTTTGATTATACACATACCGACAATTACGATTCTTGCGTTTGCATGTCTCCATATTTCTCCTCCAACAGTTCCGGATTGTCAAATACGTTTCCGACAACCTCATAAATACAATCACTGCTTATACGTGGCTTCGATAATCCGTACTCATTACTTGTCCGATAAAATCCGGCATAATTTTCATCCCAAAGTACAGTTCCGGTGCAATAGTTTTCTGGATGTGCATAATCATTGTAATGCTTAACAATATCATTCTCCCAAATTATAGTACCGTTCTTGTCCTTAAGTCCGGTGCACCAGCAGACGGTTTTAGGTATAACCTCTACAATCTTATTTCCATGACTATTTTTTCCGCTATCAACGTCATAAAACTTTTCCGGCTCATTTACGATAATTACCGTCTTTTCTCCAAGGACTGCACAAAATCCAGTTACCCACTGTTTTCTAGTCCCTATTGGTCTTGCTTTACATAAATATCTATCCTGCATCCTCATTCCTCACTTTCTTTCTGTAACCATGCCAATGTACAATCATTACATACCTTGTCACTTTTTAATAAATTCCGCAGGACACATAATAGCGCCATTGCCAACTCCTCGTCCGTCATGCTCCTGATCCGGTCTGCGTTGGTCATAGGTGCGTAGTGCTCGCAATCTCTTTCTATGTCCTCATGCGGACAGTCGTTGATTTTCTCGCACCATGAGTACGCATCAAAACCATTATCCTTTGTTTCTAAATTCTTGCAGTTATTACACTTCGCCATCTCCTACCTCACTTTCCCTGTACGACTCCGGCAGTGGCATCCAGGCTGTAATATCAATATCTTTGTCCACTAATTCCCAATCGCATTTACCGTATTCTTTGAGATAATCAACGCAAGTGGATGACCACCAGTACCACTTTCCATTGCAATAAACCGCAGTATTCGCAAACGGAACATCTTTTATGTCTTTGTAATACGGTTCCGGGTTTCTGTTTATCCATGTTGCATTAACTGGTACAAGTTCTTCCGGCAGTCTCTCGCTTACCGGAATCCACACCGGCTGATTCTGCAAGGCGGTGATCGCCATTTGTAATGCATCACATCTTTTATCAGCATCAAGTGTGCAAAGAATATTTGCCGTATCACAACACTGACTATGGATATCGTTTAATAATTTGATAGCTTCTTCTCTCTTCATTCCGCACCTTCCATTTCTTTCAGCTTGGCTTCGGCTTCCTCACAGGTAAAAAATACCATCTTTCCAATATCAGATGCAGTAAATCCATTTAAGTTTGGATATATACCAGTATTAAGTCCCCAGTGGAAAAATACGTTATCTCTCTCGATAGAAATAAGTATAATTCTTAGTTCTGAAACAAAATTTCTTGTTGGTACATAAACGGTATCTCCCACCTTGCACGGCAACCGCAGTAGCAATCCCTGCTCCTCGGCATCCTCATAAGCGGACAACTTTTCCGTAGGACTTCCATTGCCATAATCAGGTAATCTCCAAATTGTCTCTCCGCATCTTTCACATTCAAACGGATTCTTATACACCGCCACTCCTGCTATATTTCTAGTTGTCAGTCTCTCCATCCTTGCTCCTTTACTCATAGTGCAAATTTAACTCAATACCATCAAGGTTGCCGTTCAGCTTATTCTGACAGTGGCACAGCAGTAAATCCAATTCATTTGAGTCCGTAATTTTCTTTGCGCGAATGTACGATAAAACTCTGTTTACACTATCTCTGCGATATTCTGATAGCATTTTTTCATGTTCATGTTTGCACTCTTCAAGTTCTAATTTTGCAGCTTTAACCGATTGCGTTCTGATTTTTACTTCATTAAACTTATTACGGCATTTTTCATAGTATTTTTCCAATTCTATACGTCTACTTTCTGCAACTTCTTCGGCTGTGTATCCTCTAATCTCTGCTGTTTTTCCCATTCTTGCTCCTTTCCTTGATCCTCGGTCTCTCCACCATCACTGGATAGCTGCACTCATACGGCTTCGTTCGTCCGATTCTAATAGCATCAGCAACCGGATGTGTAGCCATGTAGAGTAAGTCACCGTTCTGAAAGTTTCCTGTTCCCTCTCTCATACAGCTACACTCCTTTTTCCGTATGTACTTGCGATTCTGTATACATTGCAAATTTCTCTGTAATATTTTTCCTGTGCATGGATATTAGCATCCACACGGTCAAGTTCCGTCTCGCACCACTTTGCAAATTCTTCTGTGGACAATGGTGTCTCTGAAACATCGAATTTCTCTCTGTTGTCAATCACAAAACGCACCATGTCAACCGGGATGTGGTTCAAATCCGCAAGAATCTGAATCTGTTTGTCCTTGTCCTCTGCTTTTTCATAGTTCGCCAACAGTTCATATCCTGTCATCTGCATTTATATCACCTCTTATCAAGTTTGATTTCTTTGTCGTAACAACTCTTTTTCGGATTTCCCTCTACTGGGGAAACCATCTTTTTAGGGTCTGTAGTGTATGATCCGTTTAGTTTCACACCTATTTTGCTTTTTTCGTCCATATAGCATGACGGCTTGTAACGATCCGGTGGAATGTAGTTGTGAATGCGCCAGTGTTTTACAAGCATAACACCACTATCGAAAGATAAAAGGAATCTATTGTCTATCAAGGATTTCAAATCATCTTCTGAAGCACCGCACATCCTTATGATTTTCCGTGGGTTGTTTACAAATCCGTCATCATCAGCGTTCATACAGATATGGAAATAAAGCATTTGAGCCGTAGCAGGAATATCCAAAAAAGCATCACTCTCAATTATTTTTGCGCTGAACATTCTTTTTTCTGCCATTTAGAACTCCTTACTCAAAAATAGGCTTCTCAATATAGATCCCGGTGTTTTCCACCAGTTCTCTCCACAAGTCCATGAAATCCTTTCCGTTGCACTTGTCTCCGGCTTTGTCCATGTGGTCAGAAAACTTATCCTTGAAATTCGTCAGCTTCTTCTTACTAAATCCATCTTCCATAAGAATTACCATTCCATATAGGATGTACCTTGTGGACAACTCATTGATAAGATTGTTACATCTGACCTGTTCCTGGATGCATTTCTGCGCTACAACCGACTTGTAATGTGGATAATCAGCTTCGGTAAATTCCTTGTACTCAATCGTCCAGTCTGCAAAATCGTTAAGCCTGCTCTGTAACTCCGTATAAGGCTCATTCTCGTACTTTTCGTTGTACTCGGTGAATTTACCGCAAAAGTCGGAAAGTCTCGTCTGTGAGTACTTGTAGTCTTTCCACAAGGTATAGCAGAACAGTGTCAGTATTCCGGTGAATGGACTTCTCTCCGCAGACTGCTTCAAAAGTTCTGTCTGCCGCATGATTTTCAAAATTTCCTGCGGATTGTCATATCGTTTTGGCATTTTATGTATCACCTCTTTTCAAGTTCTGGCTCTTTCCTTTTGCAATGAGTAGCACCGTATTCTGATTTTCCTACATATTCGTAGCAATCAACACATTTCCATCTACCACTTTGATACGGTTTGTGAGTACGTCCGTTGATTGAGTGCATTGTGTTTGGGTACTCATTCCAACAGCTACAATCGTAATTTTTTTCGCTCATGTAATCTTCTCAAATTGCTTTAACAGGCATTCCTTACAAAACTGTACACCGTCAAACTCGTAAAGTTCCTCTACCTCTTCCTTACAATCATCGCAATACAAATGTTTCACATTTATGTTCGGGCACCTATTGCCGAGACATGGATAAGCTTCCGTTGCACATCCGCAGCATTCACCTTCGTATTTCACCATTTTCTGAAAAACTCCTTTAATTTATTGCATACTTGCTGAAATCTATACTTAAACAAATACTTTTTAAAAGATTCAGTTCCGTATTGATAGCAAAGATACATAATTTGTTTTTGAGTAGAAAGAGATTCATAAAACTCCTTGTCAGTTTCTTCAACGTATTGTAAAAGTACTTCATAGTCTGTTTTATTCATTACTTTCACCATCCTTTTCTCCATGCAAAAGTTCCATAAACCGAACAAATTGTCTTTGCGACACGGAATTGTTCTGCTTCTCAGGCTTCAAACTGATTATCAGATGCTTGTCGGCAATGTTCGCCAGTTCCCTTGCAAGGTTGATTTTGCCTTGCTGTATGCCTTGCGAATAAGTTTTAGGCTGTTTATATTGCCCTGTTACTTGTTTCCCTTTACCTTGGCTTCCTGCCGTGACGTTGTACATCTGAATACCACTATCAGAACATTTTTTAATATACTCGACTTCTTTTTCATCAAGTTCTGATATCCCACAGGTTAAAAAATGCAATGACCACCCATGCGGATTATCTTTGCTCTTGAAGCCATGTTTTTTAAGGCTCAATGCTATATGGTCGTATTCCGCAAGGTGAGAAGATGTGCGCTCTAAAAGTCTGACAGCTTGCCCACAATACCCTCTTCTGATTCCTGCTTCGTCCACTCTGTAAAACAAATAGATTCCGCTAACATTCGATATTTCGGGGCATATCTGTTTTATTTTTTTCTCACGTTCTGCTTTCATAGCATAGATTTTCTTCCAATCAGCCAACCGAATCACCGCCTTTCAAATGGAATCAAATATCCGTCCGGCAAGGCATTTATAATATTTCTCAATGCCCCATATCCTGTTTTTTGCATATTGACTAAAGCATTGCTTTGACAGGTATTCAGTTCGGATATGTTAGAATCAATGCTCTGCATTATTTCACTTCTTAATTGCGGTGTAAGTGGTCTATAAAATGTGTCAGCCATTCGCACCACCATTTCTGTACTTTTCCAGTTCTGCAATCATGGTCTCTCTGCCAATATCTGCGCTCTCATACCACTCTACCGCATGAAAAACACCGTTAAGATTCTCGCTCAAAACCTCAATTCTGATACTTGCCGACCGGATATACTCAATCAACCGCTGTGTATCTCGTGCTATGTCCTCGTAACCGTACTCCTGCAAGTGCTGAACCATGCTTTCAAGGTTCGCAATGTTTGAATTGTTCATCAGTTCAGGAACATCTTTGTAGCACAAATAGTCAAAACTTCCACCGCTCATACACAATTCTCCTTTTTAATCACTTCATAAAAACTACCCATCTTGTCATACCTCTTTGGTCTCCAAGTAACGGCTTTTCCTCAAATATTTTCAGAACCTTTGAAAAAGGTATCTGTTGTTCGTTCCATTTGAATATCAGTAGTCCGTCCGGCTCTAAAACTCTCATGCATTCATCAAAACCTTTTTTTAGGTATGCTGGCCAATCTTCCGGAAGTACTCCGTATTTTTGTCTTAACCAAGATTTCACTCCGGCATGAATCAAATGTGGCGGGTCAAAAACAACCACTTTGAAGCTGTTATCTTCATACGGCATATTACGAAAATCCATTTTTATATCCGGCTTAACAAGTAATTTTCTTCCGTCACATAAAGTGGTTTCCAATTCACGGTTATCTGCAAATATGACATCCGGATTCTGTTTATCAAACCAAAACATCCGGCTACCACAGCAAGCATCTAATACTCTTTTACTCAAAACGGACACTCCTTTCCATTCCGTAAAATCCATTCCTTGCCTGCTGCCGCATAGTCTACATTCGCCAATGGATCAATCTTTTTTACCTCTGTGACACATTCTTTGGCATCAGAATTATCACGGCTTAAATGGCACAATATGACGTTCTGCAGGGCATCTGATTTGTTCGCAATGACAAATTCTTTTACCGTTTCCAGTTCCATATGACCACGGTACACATGGGATTTCTTAGCATCGTTGGAATCCTCTGTAATGTACTTCTTCTGATAGTTGCATGAAATAAGGATGTGGTTTACTTCATGAAACCGCCACTTAACAAATTCCGTGTCAGTTACATAAAGCAATTTTCCCATTTCCGGGTGAGTAATCAGGAATCCATAGCAAGGGCATTCTGAACCATCAGCGTTGGTATGTGTCCACTTACCATCCAGTGTAGTAAGATCAAATGCCATTATTTTTCCACCAGTAAAGCATATTTCCATAGGTTCTAAACTCTCATATGGTTTAAATACTGGTATTCCCATGTGTTCAAGGTCTGATACGGATAATGAGTGGTCTTTGTGCGCATGGGTGCATATCGCACCCACAACACACTTAACATCCCAGTTAAGACCACGTTTTATGTCCATGATAGAAAGTCCTGCATCCAGTAAAAGTGTTTCACCGTTATCTGCCGTTAGAAGATAACAGTTACCGGAAGAACCGGAGCCTAAACATTTTAGTTTCATGTTTCTACCTCAATTTCATCATCTTTTGGAAACTGAAATATGCAGTTATTTACATATTCAACTTTTGATGGCTCATTGTTCATGGTTTGAACTATAATTCCACTATTTTTCAATTTTTCAAACTGTTTTACCACATCTTCTGTAATTTCAACATTTTGAAAAATAATCGGCATACTAAGGTATGCTTTTCTAAGCATTTCCATAGCTTTCAGTGCCTTTTCTTCTGTAAAATATGTGGCTATTTGTGTAATAGTATCTGTATCACCAGCCATCTGAATACGAATAGTAAATAATTTGTGTGTTATCAGAGGAAATATAAAAATACAGCTATTTTCATATGGAAAATCAATACTTCCATCCTGCGATATAACTCTCATGGCAACCTCCTACTTAATTTCAATCTCCGGAACCAGCCGATCCGGGTAAAACACTAATTCATAATGGTATTTGTCCGTAGATTTCGGTTCTACCTGTTCCATCACATAGCAAGTCCAGTCGTTCAAGTAAATGTAGTCCTTATAATACTGGTTTTCCCCAGTTTTAAATGTAACGACAAGTTCATTAGCAGAGTTATTGCTAAGAGCCATATACCCCTCTGCCTGCATCATAATCATGTCTGTTCTTGCATTAGTCACAGTGATTCTGCGGTACACATTGAACTCGTCAGCTTCTTTATTGAGATTGTAATTCACGGTATCTGCTGTACTACAACCGCATACACAAAGTGCCATTACAAACATCATTACTGAAATAACAAAAATTTTGTATAATTTCTTCATATATTTCATCCTCCCTACTTAAAGCAATCCGGTGTCTCTGCGCTGGCAATGTCCGTCTCTGCGGTCTGCGGTACTTCCTCAAATGTTGTGTCAGGAAACTCGATAGTGTTTGCATTTGCCTGTACCTCTTCTGCCACAACTTTTTCCACATCAAGTTTCACATCGGAAACATCAGGAAATTCTTCCTGCGCATACAAACCTTGGAATTTATCCGGAAAAGCTTCTCTTAATGCCTGTACAACAGCAACTTTTCTTATCATTGTTGCAGGCTTTTTAGACCATTGACCGTTGATTGTTCCATCTTTTTTTCTTCCAACATATTCATCGAAAGATACTGACTGGTACTCCGGTGTCTCTCTTCCTTTGATAAACACTTTAGCCCAACCTCCTACAATAGATTCGTCCTTAAGGACAAAAGAACCTTCTCTTTCTTCAACGGAGCCATCTTTCTTCTGAACAATAATTCCTGCTTTTTTTCCTGCATAATTCGGATTTGCATCGGCTCTTTTTGTAAAAACATCTTTTCCGGTAACAATAGTAGCAGGATCATTGTTTCCAAACTTAATGAGGTATGCTTCTTTCAAAAAAGGATTAAGATGCTGATATCTGCAAAGAGACATAAACATCATTACTTCCTGATCCGATACGTTTCCACCACCGCTTACAAGGTACTTTCTTACCGTTGTTGGGGAAATTTTTACAATTTCCCCATTTGATTCGTATTCCACAATTCCTGTGTTTTCCTGTTTCTTTTCGTCTGCCATGTTTCTACCTACCTTTCTACTTTCTTAAGTCCTTTAATGTTAATGATGAATACCTGGGTTGTCTTGGGATTCTGAATCAGTGCAAGCGTTTTCCACTTATCGTCACCGTGTTGCGCAATGTTCAAAACCTTTGCAACCATCCCATCTTCAACAGAAACTCCATTAACAAAATTTTGCCTATAACTTCCAAGTCCACTCCATGTATCGTATATCGAATAGCAACGACCACTATGTGTTACCTCTACCATGTCACCGACATGGATTTCGCTGTCATTCTGTTCCTGCACTTTCTCTTCCGGTTTGTAGTTTTCAAGGACAACGTACTCGCTGTGCCATGTGTGACACCTTTTAACAGAGTTTTCAACCTCACATGTTGCATCCTTAACACCAATTACTATGAAAATCTCTCCGTTTTCATATGGTATAAGAAAAGGTTTCGCATCCACAATTTTGATGTACTCACCGACTTTAGCTTTTCTCTTCACCTCCAGTACACCGTTATCAGGCTTCACATCCTCGCCCATCAGCCGATTAAAAGCCAACTTAGCACCAGTACGGAAATCAAATTCATCAGCAGGATTGCAGTTTGCTTCTGCTTTCTCGCCAGTGGACTTGTCCAGCGCAACTACTTTGTTGTCATTGCGGTAGATGACAATAGTTGTGTCTACTTTTTCTAAAGCGGCAGAGAATATAGAACCTATTTGGAAATGTTTTAAACCAATGCTTTCCCCAACTACATCTTTGTAAAAAACAGTGCCACCACTGATTTCTGTGATTTCAATTACTGCATCATTGTCTGCAAAATATCCGCTTTTGTATCTGTCTCCAACCTTAAATTTATGTTCTTTCATCTTACAGTCCCCACTTTCTGTCAAAATCTTCCATTGACTTTTGTATATTCCTATGTGCTTTTACATTAACCACAACAGCAGAAATCACCATGATTGCATATACAACAAATGCTAAAATCTCCGGCAGTAGTACAAGCCACCATGACCAGCTAATAACTCCAAGTAACTTCAGAACAATGAAAACGATCGTTAAAACCTCTGTAAATCCCATGTTATTCTTCCTCACTTTCCGGCTCATTCATAAATCCACTTGCAACTCCCTGATGCACCGTCACATCAGCCTTGTAAATCTCCTTGATGCTTCTAGGCATCACATGGAATGTCACATCCGTATCAGCAATCTTGCCTTTGAATTTCAAGGCTCCACGGTCTGAAAGCCCCAGGTACACACCCACGCAACACTTGTCATCAAAATTGAATATCACGGTGTCACCGGCATTGATTGTTTCTCCGCTTGTTGTCAGAACAGAAATGACTGTCTCTTTCTTAATCTGCATTCTCCACCTCCACAAGTTCACCATTTTCCAATCTGTACCATGTATCCGGCTTCACTTTTTCACCGTCTACCCGGAACATCTTCGCACCGACAAACTCCCATGCTTCCTGCTCTGCTCTGTCGTATCTGTCATCCTCTTTACTGCCAATATATTTCCATTCAGCAAGAACGATATGGGAACCAATGACACCCATTGCTTTCCCTTTGTATCCTCATGCAACCGCAACGCTCTCGGAATCGTTGGCAGAGGATGCACCTTTGTAACCTGTGGCAGAGGATGCACCGCAGTTACCTGTGGCAGAGGATGCACCGTAGTCTTCATCACTTTCAGCTTCTTTTTTAACTCTACTCATAGTAAAATCAATGGCCGCCTTTACCAGTCCAGAAATATCCAATCTCGCACCAATCTTTATTTTTGTGGATGCAACCTTGGAATCATCTTCACCTCTGTCAAATTCACCGTTCTGCTCCACTTCATGGTAAACAGATTCGTTCGGAGAATAATAACCAAGGCAATCCAGAGGATATTCACAAGCATGGAATCCGCTGTGGCAGGCATCTGCTGTCTCCTCTTCGTACTCCTTGCCTTCTTCGTACTGAAATCCACGGCAAGTCATGTCCTTGTTGAACCCTTTGTAACTCTTAATTACTTTTTCCATTTTTCACTTCCTCCACTTTCAAAACCGCATCATCACTTCTGCGGAACATAATTAACTGACTGTCAACATCAGGAATCTTCCAAGGGTCAAGGCTCTCGGTATCGTCAACCATGATAGGCAATTCCACACCGCACCGCTTCTGAAACGCATTGCAAATGTCAATCTCCGTCAGAATCCTTACTCCGTGGTTCATGTTACGGCTGTAAGGCTCTCCACGGTATGTAAAGTCACAGCATTCTTCCGTGTCACCATTCACAAGAGGTCTGAACATACGAACTGTGCAGAAAGAAAGATACTTGTTCACATCAGGTTCCAACAGTTCGTTCTTCTTCCGGCTGAATTTCTTTAACAGGTCAAGCTGTGACTGCACATCCGTAATCTTCTGTGCAATGTTCTTTCGCTCCTGTTCCAGTTCTACAATACGCTTATCCACACTCTCGTTAATGCTTACGCTTGCCAAAGACTTATCAACCGCAGAAATATCATTTCGAATCTGCTCTTCATCACCTTTTAACTGGATTCTGAGAAGATTCATGGCAGTGAATTTGTTCATGGCAGCTTCTTTCTCTGCAATCTGTGACTGGATAGCTTTGTATTCTTCTGTGTTGGAAATATCCACGCTTGCCGGAATGGAATTTAAGGCATTATCAGCAATGGCAATCTCTTTTTCCAACCGCTCCACTTCATCCTCGGTCTTTTTCAGTTCCTCACGCTTATGTTCCAGTTCTGCCTGATCCGCTTTGATATGGTCAGCACAGGAAGAACCCTCTTTGGTAATCAGTTCCAGTTCATGTGCCTTGCGTGCATCAAACTCCGTTCTTAACTGCTCTTTCTTCTCTTCCGGGTATTCCTGTCCGCAATAAGAACAGATCAAAGAGTTTTCATCAAATTTAAGGCTTTTATTCAAATCCCAACTCTTCTTCAATTCCTGTCTCTTCTGTTCATACTGTGCAATGCGCTTTTCCAGTGCAGAGATCTCTTCACGAATGGTATCTGCCTTAAGCAACTCTTTCTGATGCTCATTCTGAATCTGATTCAGTGTTGTGCGCTTATCTCTTCTGTCCGCATCCAGTTTTTCATTTGCTTTCTGCTGTAATGCACTCAACTGACCTTTTAACTCAATAATTCCATCAGAAAGCTTATCGTAGGACTTCATACTGTTCTGCGTATCTGTCTGCTGCTTAATGTTCTCTGACAGCTTATCCAGTAAAGCTTTCTTTTTCAGTTCCAGATCCGCAAGGTCAATATCTACTCTCTGACGGCTCACCTCGTCAATACGGCTAGGAATTTCATCTAACAGATCCTGCAATCCCTTGGTTCCATTTCTTCCCCTTGTGCCGTACAACTGCGTATTGCAACGCTTTTTCAGTTCATCAACCGTGCCGTCCTGCAGAACAGTCCTTAATGCTTCAAACTCCGGAAATTGATTGCAAATGTCATCATTACTGTGCTGACCAAACATATCAGCAAGAATTGTTCTCTGATCCGTGCCACCTTTCAGCAGAAGTGTCATAGCATTGATGCAAAGTGAAAACTTATCTTTTCCGCATACACTCTCTTCCAAAAATGCTTCAAAATCTGCTGCCTTTTTTGGAATATCATTCACATAGTAATCCGTGACATTGCCGGAAAACTCGCCTTTCTTATTGAAGTTCTGACGGCATACTTTTTTCAGAACCTTGTCTGTACCGTCAATCTCCACGGTAACTTCTGCGGTAATATCTCCGTCAATGTCATTGCCGTCCTTATCGTGCGGTCTGATTCCGGTGATCTCTCTGCCGTTCTCGTCACGGCATCCAAAAATATACTGAATTGCTCTCTTGATTGTGGACTTACCAACTTCATTAACACCGGAAACCTCTGTCCGGTCGTATAAATCAGTGTCCACTACGTTAGAACCATAGAACTTGCAGAAATTCTGCAAAAAGATGTGTTTAATCCTCATTTTTCCTATCCTCCCAAAGATATAAATACAGTGAATTAACAAACATATAGATTGATACCGGCTTGTCTGTCTCATTGATTTTCTTGTACAACTCTGTGTTTGGGTTCATCTTGTCTACAACCCACTTGATCGCCTGGTACACGCTTTTTTCATTTGTGCTGTGTTCCTCTCCGATAATCCGGTAGATTTCAGAAAGTCTTCTGTTCCGGTTCTCAAACATCAGCGTTTCAACCTCGATGATGTACTGGAATCCCGGCAAGTACTGTTTCAGCCCCAGTTCTACCAAGATTTTTCTTATCTTCCTTTCCATTTCCTCACTCCTTCGGCTTTCAGTCTTCTGTTACGTGGATCATGTTGTCCTCTTCGCTGATATACAAGATTCCTGCATCTAACAGTCTTGCAATCAGAATCTCATTCGCACGGACGATGGGGATAATCTGTCGCTTCTGCATAAAAATACTCCTTTCTTAACCATTTTTTCTTCCCGGTATTGCGGTTTACAATTCTGTAATAGAATGCTGTTTCACGGTCAACTTCCCATTCTTTCGGACTGTAAAATATCTTTCCGATGCACCCTTTGACGGTAAACCGCTTTTTGGCACTCATACGGTTTCCTCCGCAAGTTTTCCTTGTCTCCACAATGTTACATCATCAAAGCCTTGAGCTGAAAAAGAAGTAGTACCATTAGTCCATGTAAATATTCCCCCATTTTTGAATCTTGCAAAATATCTAGGATGCCAAGATTCACTGTCAGAATCTCTTACGAATACCTTTGTATCCACAGGCACTTTTGACCAGTCAACAGGTGGTTCAACATATTCCTGCTCTGCCCATTCTTTGAACCTTTCCCTGCATCTGCTTTTATCACTCCATGCGCAATCGGAACAAAGTATTACATTGCAATCACATAACTTTCCTTCTTTGTCCACAGCTATCTCTATACTATCAAGTGCCATGTCAATAATCTGTTCCGCATATTTCTCTCTGTTCGTCATTTTCCATTCATCCTTTCCAGTTCTGCGCTCCTGGTTAATATCCAGTCTGCGTAATCACTTAATTCTGTCTTTGTAGCTGCGTTCTTCTCTCCGTGGTAAACCATGAGGACAATTCCTACATCACAGTACTTTTCAAACAATTCCGACAAGTAGTCGGCTCCCACATGGATATTGCCGTCCACGGAGTAGATGTCCGTCACTCCCAAACGCTCCATGCGGTCTTTATGCCATCTGTCAGAAATCTGCATCAGACCTTTGCAACCGCCACTTTCCACATCCGGTCTGCCGGAAGATTCTTTCTCGATCATTGCCATGAGCAGTTCCGGGCAGATGCCGTATTCCTCACCGTACTTTGCACACGATTCCTGTGCTTCCTCGGAGATAAAACTGCCGGATGGCTGTGCTGTGGATGTAAATGTTATGGAGAGTGCTATTATAATAGGAAGAAACATCTTTATTGTTGTTCTCATAGGCTTAATACCATTCGGATACGAACGTACCCAGTAAGTCACTGATAATGACATCCAAAAACATATTTGATCCGTCCTCTTCCTCTGCAATGTATGTCGTTAAAATTGCATTTGTAAAACTTACTCCATTACCCATTTCTACTTCAATATCTGTTACAGATACACCGTACGAAGCTTCTTCATCATAGAACAACTTCTGGAATGTGGAGGCACTGTCTACTTTTGTAAAGTACATTGCCTTCCCTTTGTTGTCCGTTGATGTAATTACACTGTTACTCAATTTCAAATATTTGTTTCCCATTCCTCTTCCTTTCTATGAGCAGTACCTCATTGCGTAATTCTTTACGATTCCCTCGAAAATTGCTTTCAACTGCGGTTTCTCATAAATAATTTGAATTTTAGTTGTGCCGTTTTTAATAGCTGTTTCGTTATTCCCTGCCTTTTTCATCTTATTTATCTTGTTCCTTTGAAGCATATTTAAGCTACAATGTGCTGTCGTTTCCAATTCACCGTACAGCTGTCCATATAATGTCTGATATCCAATTCCACTCTTAACTGAAATCTCCCGTATCCTTCCATTTATTTCCGATTTCCAGTCTCCGATAGGCTTCGTGAAAATATCTTTCATGTTGGAGACAGTCTGCTCTATGCGGTTTACCTTTTCCGCTTGTCTCTTCTGTTCCAGCTCCTGTCTCGCCATACTTTCAGCCATTTGCATAACCATCTGCATCTGTGGAGAAAGTTGTGACCGATTTATTACTTCCTGTTTCGCCCTGTCCTCTATGGTGATAAAATACTGTCTTGCTTCTTTGCCCCTTGCAGAATGGCTTTCCATTGACAGATGTTTTGCAAAGTCGGTAGTTAGTCGGTAATCCTTGCATTCGTTACCGTTCGTCACTGTGACGAACCCCCACCAATCCTTGTTTTCTTCATAGAACTCATTCTGTTCAATGTTCCTTTTCGCCCATTTTGAAAAGTTGCTTTTCTCTCCGCTTAAGAACTCATACAGTGCTTTTGCGGTAGTCATTCCGTTTTCATCAACACCAAGCGCAATCTCAATGGGTGTTTTCATGTTTGATGTTTGTAATTCGTTCATTGTTCTCCTTTCTGTGGTATAATGTTATAAAAACTGGAGGTTTCATATGCTTGTCAAAATCGAAAGAAAAGTACTTAGAAAAACTGTAAAATCTTCTGAATGTTCCATTTCATTGTCTGAAATAGGGAATTACAATGGTGAAGATGTTTACCAAGCATTTTTGTCCTTAAAGGAAAAGGGATATTTCACCATAGTTAGTTCATCCATAAATCGTGAAATGTTCACATTCATTTTGTCTTCAAAAGGAAGATTTTACAAAGAACATTTGTTTCTCTCATTTTTAAGAAATATAATCATACCTTTTGTTGTGTCTTTAATAACTGCAACTGCCACATACCACTTAGAAAAAGTAGCAGATAGCTATTCCGACAGCCGCCCCAGCCAATGCACTTATGAACTGAACCAGTGCAGTGATCCACGGTTCTAATTTGTCAAGAAGATCTCTCTTCTGACGGTAAGTCCATTTTTTCATTCATGTTCTCCTTTCATTGCATGAGAAACTGCATTGCAAATGGTCGTATGCTGTTTCTCTTCATCATTCATGGACTTCTCAATTCTTTTCAGAGTACCGTCAATGCTCTTTAAGGTTTTGAGAAGTTCTCTCTCAAATTGGCTTTGCATTTTCTTCCTCCTGCTTCTTAACAGATTCCTCTGCCATCTTCTCTGTCTTGCCGAGAATATATCCCTTGTCGAAATCGGACATATTCGGAATGGCTCTCTTTAACTTCTCAACGATTTTTTTCTCTTTTTCACTCATTCAATTAACTCCCTGTTTGTGATATACTCTCCTTATTCTGATATAAGGAGGTGAATTACATTGGATTCCAAAGAATACGCATCCGCTTACGCTATTGCTAAAATCTGTGGATATACCGGAAGTTTTGATGATTTTAAGAACCTGTACGACCAATACTATTCAGAAATCGTCAATTCTTTGCCGGAAGAAAAACCACAATTAGCAAAAGCCGAAGCAATTAGCAATCCTTTCCAAATCCAGAGCCGTTCCTAAAAGGCGAAATGGCGGTAAGTACTTTGATAGACAAATCAATATTTGTTTCTTCGATTTTCTTATCGCCATCTATAATGCTTTTGTAATCTTCGATAATGTCAAACGCAATGTGCTGTGCCATCTCGTCAATTCCAACAAAACGTGAATCAGCTTTCTGAACTATATTTGCTTTACCATTTTTGTCTAATACCACATATCTCTGTTTTTCCATGTTTTTACCTCCCTATTCCAGTAACTCGTCTACTTTTACTCCAAGGACTTTTGCAACAGCCTTTAAATTGTCAACTTGCGGAGCAGATTCATTCCACTTTCGGATAATTCCATTGCTCAATCCGGCTTTCTGCTCCACTTGATAAATATTTGTTCCTTTCTTATCACAAATTTCCTTGATTCTGTCGTAACAATTCAATCTATCACTCCCTTTCTCTTGATTTAGGAATTTAGAGAAAAACTTGACAAAATTTAGAGAATGTTCTAATATAGTAACTGCCAAGAAACCACAGAGAACATTTTTAAATTTAGGCTTTCCTCTAAATCCTAAATTTATTATATAGAGTGTTCTCTATTTTGTCAAGCATTTTTTTAGAGTATCATCTAAATTTTAGGAGGACACTATGACTACGGTAGAAAGAGTAAAATCTATATGTAAAGAAAGGAAAATAGCTATTTCTAAATTAGAGACTTCTTGCGGATTTAGTAATGGATATATAAGAAGTTTAAAAAAGGGAGTTATCCCGGATGACCGTATAGAAGTAATTGCGAATTTTTTAGGAGTTTCTATTGAATTTTTGTTGACCGGCAAAGAAGATGGAGAAAAATATTCAGCAAAATATGCTAGATTAGTTTCTTTTTTAAGAAACGATCCCAATATGGAAGATTTATTGATTAAGTACTACAATCTTTCGGAGCAAAAAAGAAGTACTGCATTTTCCGCATTTAAAATGATAATCGGAGGTGCGGAATGAAGAGAAAAATAAAAGATTCTAATGATTTTTTTGGCTATTTAATATCAATAAAAAATAAAGACAACAATGTTGTATTAGGTAGGATTTCAAAAGATTATGGTGATTCTTCCATAGATGATTTTATTGATTACATAAATGAACTAGAAGAAATGAAATATATAAAAATAAATTCATTAGAAGACATACATATAGTAAAAAGTAAAGAGCATAATTACATAAGTCCTTTTAAAAAAATTATTGATTATATAGGTCCAAAACTTGTTTACGTTTTAGTGTACTTTATGGGATTATGCTCTCCAATATTTACAGAATATTTAAAGAAAATATTAGGTATATCTTAAGAAATAATTTGTTAATAATCCTAAAAAGTAAATCAAAATTATTAACGCCCAATTTATTTTTTTTCGATTTTTCATTTTTCCCCCTCTATATCGGAGACAATGACATACACATATTTCAATATGTCATTGTCTTCTATTCCAGATAGTATCCTTGCAATTTCCTCTCTGTAAAATTCATTGCTTTCGTTCATCGTAACCACACCCCTCTCCCCTTAATTCTCCGCAGAATCTAAAGTAGCGATACATTACATTATAGAACATACGTTCTTAACAATCAATATATTTGACGCACGTTTTTTATTGTTGTAAAATATCAACAAAAGAGGACGGTGAAAACGCCAATAAACACCGCCCTCGCCAGAACTTGAAGTCCCTTGTTTCAAGGGATGTTACAAGTGTATCATGTGAAAGGTGGATAATAAACATGATAAAAAAAGACCGAATCAAAGAAATATCGACACATCTATCAGTCAACCGTGCAAATTATATGTTAAGTTTTCGTGGGAATCTCCACGAATTTCTTAATGAGCCGGACATGACGGTTTACAAGCTTGCAGATGAAGCTAATTTGCCTTATTCTACGCTTAATTCACTACTATACGGTAATTCTAACGACACAAAGCTATCGACCGCTGTTGCGCTTGCTAGAGCCTTTGGAATCAGCGTAGATGAGTTGGTAGGCTGTGGTACTATGGAAGATAAGATGTTGGAATCTGTCAAGATATGCCGCAGTCTGCCGGAACACTCTCTGTACCTTATCCGCTACTTCATCCGTCACCAAGATAAAATCTATTCCAGTCTTGAAAAATCACACAAGTATATTTCTGTCCTTAAACCGCAACTCGTGAATGGAATTATAGCCACCACAAACGCTGTAGAACCTATTTGCATAGACAAATTACCGGAAGATATAAAATCCAAGACTTATATCGGTTTGAAAATTCCCTGTGACTACTATATGCCGTTTTATCTGCCTGGGGAAATTGTTCTCCTTGCAGCGGATCGGGAACCACAAGACGGTGAACGATGTATTGTAACAAGTAATGGTGGGATACAAATTGCCGTAAAAACCCATATAATAGAATATGGCGTTAGAAAATGGAGATATGTTTCGCTCATGTCTCCGAACAGTATACTTCCGGAACACATAATTGATGACATGATAGGATATGTGGTTGGTTTCGTCAACAATGACGGTGACTGGGGAATCAGATAAAAATTAAGAGCATGGCTTCTACACCATGCTCTTTTTGATTGATTTATTTTTATTACTAATCTGCATACATCAGTTATCATTACTTCTGTAAATGGCAAGTTAAAATCCGTAGATTATGATATAACGTTCCCATCAGGTGTAACCACCGATTTTGTACACTGCAAAAGAACGGGCAATATTGTAGATTTTGGATTCCGCATTTTAAGTGGGTCTATACCATACGGATCTCCATTAGCCACGCTACCAGCAGATTTACACCCCAAATATAATATATTGATACCCAGTCAGTACTTAGTGATAAATGATGTTGCTAGCACTGGTAATGTAAGCTTGATGTACAATGGAAGTATATTTCAGGAGTATTCCGCAACCGGAACTCTAAATGCTTGCGTGATAAAAGGTACTTTTATTATTTAGCCGGTGCAAATGCGAGATTATATGTACCACTCGATCCAAATATAACGGAGTCTCCTGATGCAAATGGAATACATACCGCTATAGGATTTTCTGATGATGTACATAATGCCAAGAAATAATTTGCATTCTTGGATGATCGGATAGATGCCCAGCCATTCACTGCACCCTGTATTGTTCCAATTACATAGCCATTAGTCATACAAGTGTAATTAGATTGTATGGCTACAGCAGATTTATAGTCAGGAGCAATTAACTTGCCATTTACATCACTAATCGCACCTGTGACAGTTCCGTCACCGATTGATTTAATATCAGTATTGCCTATGAGCGTAATTAATGTTTTGATGTTCTTAATCGCAAGGCTAACCTTTCCGATAATTCCACCAAGTTTCTCTCCTGTGGTCGGCTGTGCCAGTTCTGTAGGCTCTGTGAATGTTACGGTTGTGTTGGAAGCATCACCCGTCTTTTTAAGATAATCAGTCAAGTCAATGTTGGCTAATTTTTGGTCGGTAGTAATCTTGTCATAGTAATTAGTTAAATTGTCAGCATCTTTGGTGATATATCCAGCGTCATTCTCTAATTCACTAACTTTTGTAGGTATACCTCCTGTTTGCTGTTTTGCCTGCTCCATATAATACTTTGCGTTATCTGTATCTTCTCCTTCTCTTGTTCCGGTTCCACCTATGGCATAAGATTCAGCCAATACAGATTTTGCATTTGCGGATTGCGCATAAGCAGATGCATTTGCGGATTCTACTCTAATATCTGCTAAATAATTAGGCTGTAGCATAGCATCTGTTACTGATCCTGTTTTGATTGAAAAAGAATAAGTCTTATTCTTTCCAGTACCAGTCACGGATACAGCTATGGTTGCAGAATCTTCAAATGTCAACACCGGAATCATAGAACCAATATCAGCCTTAAACTGTGTTCCATCTTCTGTAGTCATGGTAATGATTCCGTCATCAGACATGGAAAAGCCGACAGGAATTTTTTCAATGTTAAGGTCAAAAATAATTTTTTCACCGTTGTATTTTGTAATAGTAATAACACCGGTTGTTTCATCCATAGTCCAATCAGCAATGTTTCCGTTTATTGCAGACTTGTCTACTTTTAAGGCATCCTGTGATATGATACGGTTGTCCAACGCATCAATAGCATAATCCATCTGATTAAGATTGTATGCATCTAAATCCGTGTTCTCACTGGGATAATCTTCCCAATTAATTCTGGTATAAACCTTATTCATTGCCATCTGCAGATACCTCGCTTTCCTCTTTCATAATCTGCATATCTGATAACTGTTTAGTCTCCGAATATACTTCATACAGTACAAGCCTTTTCACCTCGATAGGCAACGGTGTTTGATTTAATACTGTCACAAGGTTGCTTTTTAATTTCTTAATCTCAAAATTTGCTGCCATATCAATTCTCCCTTACATAGATTTCTTTTCCTTGCTCTTCTGCATACGAATACAGATTTTTGCACAGTTCAGATACCTCATATCCGCTCTGTGCAACCACTGTATCCGACATGTCAATAAGTTGCTTCATAAAATCTTCAAAACCATCGCCATCTTCCGTGCTAAACAATGTGGCATTGATTTCCGTAAACGTGGAAATTCCAATGGTAAAAGCTATATATTGCTGAATTTCTTGCCTTTTTTCCATTACTTCTTTCATTGTTTTTCCAATAATTGTTTGAAGAATAAATATTTTTTTTACCATAATAAATCTCCTACGTCATAAGTGTGACAATTCCAGATGTTGCAGTGAGCAAACCTCCAAGTGATGAAACTCCTGTAATAAAATTAACATTATGTCCAGGATAATCAGCAACATTGGCTGTTTGTGTTACCAAAGATACATCTGATACGGTTCCATTTATATAATTTTTTGTGACACTTAATGTGGCACTTGTCAGTACTGTCTTACTGCCTAATATTTGAGAAGTTGTTGATATGTTTTTTACATATTGTGAATCATATGTTGCTCCATTTCCTACCACTAAAATTCCGCTTACACTTACCATTGAAGCATCAATAGTAAGATATTGTCCCAATCCTTTTATAGATCCTGTGCTTTGCAATAGTTCGTTATAAAATTTAATTTCACCTGATGATACTTCTGTGTAACTTCCGTCTTCCCCTATAGACTTAAAACTACCAGTCATTACTGCGTTTTTAGCTGTTATAGTTCCATCTGCTGATATGCTACAGTTATCTGCTTCCAATACAAAACGGTTTCCAGAAATACTTACCTGTCCACTTTCAACACTTAACTGAGAACTGACATCACCTTTTGATACTTTTAATTTGATTTGGTCTGCCTGCAAAGATATTGCCGCTGCCAATTCTACTTCTGTATCTGTTGCCCTTTTCGCTTCTGCTTCAATTTTTCCTGCATTTTGCGTAATTTTCGTATCCAATCCGCTCTCTACATCCTTGATCTCAGACCGGGTCTCTTCTACATTCCGTTCTAGTTCATTAGTCTTTTCACGGAGTTGAATTATACTTTTGTTAATTCCATTTACTTGTTCACTGTACTTTGGAGATTTTCCGCTTGCTGATATGGTGTCTTTCGGTTGTTGGATTCCTTTGTATGTTCTACTCAACACATAGCTTTCTATGATTTCTTTACCCGTATATACATTGACTGCTTCTCCAAGGCTCAAACAAGGATTTCCTATTTTTTCACAGTTATAAGGTCTATATTTTACAACTTTAATAACCTCATACAGATTTCTTGCAACCGTTTCTAGGGCATCTGCGGTCATTCCATAAACAAGGAAATTATCTTGCAAAATATAACTGTTGTCGTTCTCGGTAATCTCTGTATCTGGGTAAACTGCACCAATATCATTTTCTGATTGTCTTATCTGCACTTTTGTAACTTTTTGGCAAACAAAATCTTCATATTTAACAGTTTTGTATTTTCCACCAGTAACCTTTTCTTTTTCAGAACCTTTTCTAGGGTATAATCCTTTCTGTGGATATAATCCTTTCTGTGGATATAATCCGGATATTATTTCTTTAAGGAAAACATATTCAAATTTTCCATCATGGTTAATGTGGCCAAAACATCCGTTTATTGAGCAGATTGCTTCCATGACCGTCTGACCAGAAAGTTCGCTTGGTTTGATTGTTTCTTCCACTTCCATGCTGTCATTAGGTAATGTGGTTGCTACTTGCTCAACACCAAAATATGAAAAAAAACTGTCTCTGAACTGCTTTAAAGTCAGAGGAAACTTCAATCCGTTATACCAGGAAGATACTTCTGATTCTCCAATATCGTATATAACGTCATATGCCGTCACATTCCTGTAACGCTTATCATCTGTTGGTTTATCGGAAATGACACGGTATTTTCCAAAAATAAAAGGTGCGTCAGCATGTCCATTAATCACAGCAGAAACATTTATCTGTTTCCCAATCATGCTTGTGAACACGTTGGAAATTTTGAATTTTAACTGTGATGCATTGCACTGTCCAAATGTAAGGTAATCATCATCACATAGGATTTCTTTTAATTCAAACTGTTCAAAATGGATTTCGCTGTTGGTGATTTTTACAGACTTGTCCTCTGTTTCAATCGTGATTTCCTTTTTGGATGCGCTTTTATCAAACAAATCCGCATAGGTATAGTTACTCATTCGCTACACCTCCGACAAATGAAAACTCTATCTGATTGTATTTAATCTCTCCGTCATAAGTTCCGTAGATTGTAGGCTTTATATCAGCCATATAGCCATATTGTGTGACATATTGACCTAAAAATGGAATGTATGCCGTGATATTGCATCCCTGTTCCGTTGCATCAATAAAGTTTCTTCGTATTCCGGACAGTAACTCTTGCAAATCGTCATCCGTCAGCATCGCAGGCGTGGAAAAATCAACACTTAATGCTTTTAGCTCCACAGCATTTCTATGTACGTATCCATTTGCATCAGTCCACGGGTCTACATCTTGCATATTTACAGCCGGCTGATAACTTTCAGCGGCTATAAATCTTGACTGGTCAATAACGTAATCTCCAATTTTTAAAAGCCATCCTTGATATGCTGACATACGCTCACCGCCTCATTGCATAAAAATAGACAGCACCCATCCAGAGTGCTGTCTGTGTTAAAATACATATACATTCTTGTGTTTTTGGTTAAATTGCTCTTGACCGTATTGTCTTGCGGCAATTCCAATTTGATCTGTTGTTATTCCAAACTCTTTCTCAAGGATTCCTTGCAGTAGCTGATTATTCTGTTTCAGAAGTGCAATTTCCTGTTGTGCCGTGGAATTAATAGCGTCTTTGATTCCAGTGATTTCAACTCCACCGGCAACCGCTGTCTTGCCGCCTACTGTCCCGGCAATCTCCGGTACGCCGTTCTCTCCTGCCATGAACATCGTGTATCGGCTTGGAACGTAACCGCCAGTTTCAAATCTAGGAATACTTATTTTAGGTATTTGTACTGGCTTGAAGCTTATTCCTATAGCTTCCGATATACCGCTAACCAAGCCAAAACCATCAATAAAAGCATTTATTCCATCAATAATCAGATTTACGCATCCTTCTGCTATGGATACAAGTCCATTAAACACTCCTTTGAAAATATCTTTTATTCCGTCCCATGCTTTTCTCCAGTTTCCAGTGAACACACCAAAAACAAAATTTATTAATCCTTTTAATGCTGTTCCAAGATTTTTGATAATATTTCCTATTGCATTAAATACAGTTTCAAAAGCAGGCTTTAAATCTTCCCACAAATGAGTGACTATGGGAGATAAAACATTGTCCCATAAGAAGTTGAATACTTCTATTACTGGCTTTACTTGTTCTACCACAAAATTCATGGTATCGACTATTGCATCAAATGCCGCTCCTAAAACACTTCCTAATGCTTGTGCCAAAGGAACTACTACATTTTGCCAAAGCATTGTAAGTATGTCTGCAACAATCTGAATTGCAGGATTTAAGATATTTCCAAGGAATGTTCCAAACGGAACAAGCACTCCATTCCAAAGATTTTCAAAAGCACTTTGTAGTTTCGGAAGTACTTCTTCTCCAACATATTTTAATGCTGGATTTAGCATATCCTGCCATATGCTTGTGAATGCAGTCTTCAAAAATTCTCCTATCGGAGTTAGGACATCCACAAGGCCTGTCCATGCATTCTGTAAATCTGGTATAACCGTTGTTGTCAAAAACTCCATTGCAGGAGTGAGATTATCCGCAATGGCTGAAATTGATTCCTTGAAACTCTTTCTAACATCCTCATTTGTTGCATATACAAGTGCAAGTCCTGCTACAACCGCTGTGATAGCCGCTGTTGCCGCTACTGCTCCTGCACTAATACCACCAAACAATCCGGTTGCTCCTGCCGCTGCGGCTCCCTCTGCTCCTGTTGCCGCTCCAGTTCCCAGCAGACTTCCAAGAATTGTTTCTCCGATTCCAGCTCCTGCCTTACCGCCCATTGACAAAACAATAGAATCTTTGATTGCTTTCCATAATATATCTCCCAGTCCGGTGAATTTCAAAAGCCCTATTGCTGTCAGAATCGTGGTTTCAATCGGTGCAGCATCAAAACTTCCTTTCCACAAATCGATAGCCGCTGTGATTGCAGTTTTTATGAAATTTCCGGCAGATGTAAACACAGCAGTCCAGTCAATACCTGCAAGAAACTGTCCTATATTCTGTCCAATCTGATACCAGTCTACAGATGCAATAGCATCGGACATCCAGTTAAATATCCCTGTTACAATACCGGATAAATCTTGTCCTGCTTCAAAGATATCACCATTGAATAAATCTTTGAACAGCTTTTTCACAGGTTCAAGAAGTTTTTCTATCTTATCAGCCCATTCCATAGCTGTGTTCTGCATCTTGTCAAATGCTTCCTGCCATACTTTTTCGTACTCCGCAGTAGCATCCATGATTTCTTTTGTAAGGTCAATTCCTGCTCCACCAGCACCACTTCCGGAACCACTGGATTTTGGCATTGAAATAACTTTCAATTTATCAAATGCTCTGATTCCGCTTTGAGCATTTTTTGCGCTTGTACCAACTTTATCCAGTGCGTCTGCCGTGTCTTCCAAATCTTCATTGTACCCGGATACACCTTGACCAAATGATGAAAAGTCAATCTTGATTCCCAGTAAGTTCGCTACACTGACAAGCAGTCTTTTAATCGCAATTACGACACCGTTAATGACAGGAAGTACTTTCTGCAATACCGGAATAAACAACTGACCCAGTACCATACCGGCTTCTTTTACGTTGTTGGTAAATTGACGTATCATGTTACTTGGAGAATTGATTGTATTTGCCAAGTCTCCCCATGATACCTTGGACTGGTCTAATATTGCCAGTAGACGCAACTGCTGTTTTTCCGCCTGTGACATTTCAGATACAGCCTTTTCAATGCCGTATTTGTAAGCATAAGTCTGCAGTGTGGCATTCGTGATATCAATACCATACTTATACAGTGCTCTTGACTGACCAATCAAACCGGACTGTAAATTAGTCGCAACTGTACTGAAATCCACGTTAAACAGGGATGAAATATCCCCGGCAAGCATTGTCATGGACTTTGAAATTGCCGTAGTGACTTCTCCTGTCTGCCCTAAAGAGTTGGTAATAGATGCAAGTTGTGAAGCGTACTGCGTAATCTCCTGTAAATTCAGTCCCAGGTTCTTCATTCCGCTTTCAGAAATCAATCCACCGTCTACATCTACTTTCAGACCGGACATTTTACCAAGCAGTTCATTTACACGGTTTCCGAAACTCTGTGCATAATCCTCTGCGTTGTCGTAACCGAATTTTTCAAAATCCTTTCCCCATTCCTTGCCGACTTTGTTAAATGCTACCGTGTAGTAGTTAAATGCTTCGATATAGTCCGTAGTTCCCTCTATTGACTTCCACAGACTTTTAATTCCACGGATCACAAGGAAATATGTTGCGTAGAATCTTCCGAAAGCCGCAGCAAGACTGAATGTGCTTTTCGTGGCTCTTTTCGCACTTGTTGTATAAGTATTCAGATTCCGTCCTAAAGAGTTTGCGGCTCTTCCGGATGCCGCACCAGTAGATGCCAGTCCTGCCAGTGCATTTGTCATGCGGATAATGTTCTCACTGACATTCGGAGCGGTTGAAAGAGTGGTGAATAACTGCTTTAAATTCTTTGCCAGTAAAGGAATGTTCGTGATTGCTCTGCCTGATGCCACACCACCAAGTCTTGAAATCGAAGATGCTATGCTCGCAATATCACCTACTCCATCTACTTTAGTTCCTGCCATGTCAGCAGAAAAAGTCTTCAGTGCAGATGAAATTCTGCTTAATCCGCTTGTATCTATTTTCCCCATTCTGTTAATGGAATTTGTCAATGTGGAAATATTCTTAATACCGCTTGTATTCATGGAACTTGCGGCATTTGCGATACTTTGTATGCTATTAGAAATGCTTGTCAGTTTGGATGTATCAATGGACAAGCTTCTCTGAAAATTCGTAAGACTATTTGCCAACTTATCCAGTGCGTTACTTGCGTTATTCGCATCCGCTTTTATTTTAATCTGCAAAGAATCAATATCTGCCATACCGCACCGCCTTTACCGCAATAAAAAAGGAAGTGTCTGCCACTTCCAAGAAAAGAGCGGTAAGCTGTGACACCTACCGCTCCTAAAATTATTTCTTAAGATATTTTCTTGTGACTTCTCCGCATTTACAATCAAAGTCGATTCCAACTTTATTTTGGAATACTCCGATTGCCTTTGCTGTGTCTTTACCTAAAATTCCGTCAATGTTGCTATTTCCCTTTGCATTCACCGCAGATAAGCAACCATGATGAATAAGTGCAAACTGCAACCACCGCACATCATCACCTTTCATACGAGGTAATGTTTTCATCAACAGTCTTGTCGGTTCCGTGTAAGGATTGCTGTACGCTTCTGTAGTGCCCTGTACGTCTTCTAATTCTTTGTACCATACATTCATGTCTACATTGCCTACAATACCGCCTACACGACCTTTAGAAGTATACTGCCATCCTACCATGTTCGGTACTTGCGGTTGATACTTCACATTACACTTGCCGTTATTCTTGCCGTACCGTGCGATCCACATGGGATAACTCACACCGCCATAAGGCTTAATGTATGTTTTGTAAAAACTTTCCCCAGTGTATACACCGAATGGCAATCCTGCATCGGTGATGACCTTGCCGTAAGCATTGATAATAGAAATAATATTTTTGCCAAGACCTTTCATAACGGCATCTTCAACATCAAGATATACTGTCACTTTTCTGCCATTAAGAATAGTAAGCACTCTTTTTGCATCAGATCGTGATTTTGCAACCGTTGTAATATATCCGTATTCATATACTCCGTGCACATGGACATTGTGCTCTTTACAACCTTTCCAGTTCTCTTCAAATTTCTTGTCCGGATTCAAATCCTTACGGATTACTTTCAGAATAGCAAAATCAATACCGTTCTGTTTTACCGCCCACCAGTTAATCGTCCCCTGGTATGAGGACACATCAATTCCTGTTAAACTCATGTTTGTTTCTCCTTAATCCGGGCTTTCCGGCAACCCTTGTTCTCTTAATGCTTTGATTCTCTGTTTCATTTCCCATATTGCAATTTCTTCGTTGGATTCCTTATATTTAGGCTCATTATCATGTGCTATCTTTTCTGAAATAGGCTTTTCAACATAAGTAGCTCTTGCTTTTTCTCCATGTAAGCAATAGTCTATTGCAACGATTAATGCAGATATTCCATAATCTCCCCACCGTTGCCATGAATTCCTATCTTCTTCCTCTTTTTTGAGTTTATATCCTTTGTAGCACCACTCTAATTTCTTAGGATTCAGATGTTTGAACTCTTCTATCGAAATTCCCATGGAAAAAGCAAATGGAAAATATTCTTCCCATATTATTTTGTGCCAGTCGATTTCTTCTTGTGATCCTGTGGCATCTTCGTTACCTTGCTGTCCTCTTTCTCCATCTCTTCCTTGGTCTGCGTCATCATTTCCGTCAGACCCGACAGTTCGAAAAAACCGTCTTCTTTCATACAATCTGTCAGTTCTCCGTACAGCTTCACAAAAGACAGACCGTTTTCTTTCATGTATTCTTTCATTAAAGCATTGGATTCATCCGGTGTAATATCCTCATGGTTTTCAATAAGTCCTGCATAAAAAGCCGTTTTGCATACATGAGGAAATTCTGCAAGCATATATCCGCTACCATCTACAATTTCTTCTGGTGTGGGATTCTGTACATTTTTTGCTTTTTTAGCTACATAGCCACCGGAAAGCATAAGAAACATCTTTTGAATCAAATCCTTGCACTCCACAGCACCGAACCCAAACTCTAAAGTATATTCAACATCATTAACTAAAATCTTCTTCATAAAAACATATCCTTTCCCCAACATTTTGTTGGAAAGGAGCCGCCCGAAGACGGCTCTCTTTTGCTTAAATCAATGTATCGTCTACCGTTTCATCATTGTCAGCCACGGCAGTGTTATTTGTTTCTGACTGACTTTCTATTTTTTTGTCAATGTAATTGCTGTGGGATAACCGTTTTCATCCTCTGTTACTGCAACAGTGTAATTGTCTTCAATCCACTTCGGCACAGTAGCCTGTGCAATCGTAGCAGTTCCAGTCAGATGATCGTCTGTTGCTTCGTCCGGTGCAAAACTTTCCTGACCGATAAATGCACAAATGCCCTCTGAACCTTTTCCGTCAGTTCCATACAGGATGATAAAATCGAGTTTCTTTCCCTCGTTTGTCACCATTTCATCCTTGTACTTTTTCTCAAATGCTCCTTGCACTTCCATACTGTTAGCGGCTCTACGACCCATTTCCTGTGTCTCTACCAAATCTTCCAGTGTAGAAGTATCCACCATGTTCTGACTTCCGAACGGTGAAGGAATACTTTTTGCTCTCATAAGCAATTTGTACGTTCCTGCCCAGTATTCACCAACAGCGGCACTAGAACTAGGCTCTTTATAGGCAATTCTTGATTTTAAACCAGTAGCCATATTTACCTCCAATTTTGCATAAAAAATAGAGCCTTTCGGCTCTGTCAATAGTTACAATATATCATCAGCATCTACGTTTCTTCTGAACCGTGCAGTGCTTCTGTATGTGTCCTGCGAAGTATTATTGAACTCCGGCATGGAAGTTATTTGAAATCGCAGACGTTTGAAAAGTCCGGCAACCGTAGCCATGATAGCTTCGGCTTCTTCCTGGCTTTTGTTGGTTATCACATCCACCTGGTATGATGCTGTGATTCCATTAACAGAACGTGCTTCAAGGTCTTGTCCTGTTTCTGTGAATGGCATAGCATGAAAGTACACCGTAGGGAATGTAGGGTCTGACAAATCCTTGCTTTTGTCCGTCACATAAACTTTAGGATGGCTCTGCGGTATCTTCATTTTTAAGTACGATGCAATCTTGACTTTGAAATCTGATACCCACTGATATTCATTATCCACTACCAAACACCACCTTTGCTGTCTGTGATACAATATCACGAAGTTCTATTGCAGTCAGGTACATAAATGGTCTTGACGGCATACCTTCTGTAAAATACCATTTACCGTCATCCGCAGGATAAAACCACCCATATCTCCCATCCGCAAGTTGCCTGATAGTTTTACCGCTTGCATACTGCCAATCAACACCTTCCGGTAATTGATAAGGATATGGTGACTGCTTACCGACAACACCAGTACCAAACTCCACAAAAGCCGCATGGTCTGTACCTGCAACCACCGCCCAAACACCGCCACCCTTTACAGAGCCAACGTATTCCGCATGAATGCTTTGCAAAAGTTCTGATGTAAAGATAGCATCAAGGTCAGCGATCTGCACTCTAGCAATCTCTACACCCTTTTCTGCCAGTGTTTCAGCCAGTAGCCTACATTTATACTCTAAACTATTTTCATAGTCTCTAAGAACCTTTACAGCCGCTTGTATGGACTTGTCACTGAATAGATTTAGTTCAATCTGTTTTCCCATAGAATATTTACACCAAATCTACATCTTCCATTACCGCTCTTGCTTCAAGGACTGCAATATAATCAGTCATTGCTTTAATCTGCATATTGTAAGTGCTTCTAGGGCACGTAGGCTCAAAATTGAGTTCCCCTGCATCCCATTTTTCAAGCATTGCAGCTAATTTTTTATAGCGAATTACCACTTGCTGATATTCCGCTTTGAACCTTTCTTTGTAATCAGAACTGTTCATCATTTCAATAGTATCTTTTAATTCTTTCATTTTTACCTCACTTCACCGTTTTCTGTAACAAGAACAAATCTGCTGTCAGACCCTCGTCTGCAACGCCTTTGACAACATAGTCCGCAGTCTTGTTGTCCACAAGTCCGTCATCGTTACGACCTACTTCTGACTTCTTCCAGATAACATCCCCTGCCTTAATCGGCAAATATCCTTTGTCGGTCACAATCTGACAATACGAACTGGAATCATCAATACCAAATTCTTTTACCAGTACTTCCGACAGCTTATTACTGATGTTGGCAGAAAAAAGGACGGGTTCAGAATATCCGGTAGTTTCTCTCAAAACCACCGGAATCCTTTCTCCGTCCATCTCGATGTACTTTATTTCTCCGTTTTCGTCCCGGTCATAAATCGTGACTTTTTCTCCCTGCCGTGAGTACTTCATGTCCTGCTTGTTAATGTCAAGCATCTTTCTTCACCTGCTTGTAAATCTGATTTACACCAGTGCTTGCCAAACCGGAAACAATTCCGACAGCAATCGCATTCAGCACATCATTTGCCGGGAAATCCGGAATAACATACATTCCTACTACTCCGAGAATGCCACCTACAATGCCAACAACAACCGGGATGTAGTTATCCTTAATAACCGGAATCAGCTTCGCTCCAATACCGGCAAGATAGCAGATAACCACAATTGCAACACAAGTTCCTACCTGTGAAAAATCCATCATTCCTTACCTCCGTTCTTCAATCTTATTTCTTTTATTTCTTCATACATTTTAGTTGCCATTCCATTTCCACCAAGCGCATGATAAGCATTGTACATCTCAACAAAGTTTTCATACGCATAGCTTGGAATCTCTCCCAACTTCATGTACTTATCGTGATACTCAATAAGTTGCACACGCAAAAGAAGCATTGTTCCCTTGCTGTTCGCATCCCTATCTTTCTTTTGCTGCTTTAGGAGCCAGACGATGTAGCCTAATAAAATAGGCAGAACAATCGTATACGTCTGTAATAAAAATTCTTTCACTTCATATCTCCTAACTGTTTATTTGTTGGCACACCGCCCACCACCCTTAAAGTGTGCCGCCTGCAACCTTATTACTGGAATCAGTAACATGGTCACGCACAATCTTCTTTTAATTACAATACCTTTGCAAATGGAAATACGCCAACAAACAGATCCTCGCGGTCTCTCCATGTTCTCGACACTCCATTCTCTGAATAGCTTGCCATGAAGTTTTCACCGGCTTGCGATCTGTCATACACGACAAGATTAACCACCACGGACTGAAATTTTTTCATATCCGCAGCAATCTTCTCTTCTGTGTAACTTTCCGGGTACATTCTCTTTGCTCTGATGTCGTCTTCTGCTTGACTGATAAGTTGTTCCAAAAGAGGATTTTCTTCCAAATGGTCAAACACGATCTCGGAGCTTTCAGAATCACTTTTAGAATCAATATGAAATTGTTTCAGACGGATTTTTACTTGCTTCAAAGTCGTATATTCTGCCATGTGCTACCTCTTAAAGTTCAAACTTTTCAATCAGAATCTTTTTCAGTTCCGCACCGCTGATTTCTTCCGCACCTGAGACACCGTGTTCTGCGGCTAACTTCTGCAAGTCTGCCGTAGACATACGGTTGATTTCCGTCTTAGTATATGCGGTTTCCTCCGGGATTTCTTCTTTTACTTCGGTGACGGTTTCCTCCGGGATTTCTTCTTTTACTTCGGTGACGGTTTCCTCCGGGATTTCTTCTTTTACTTCGGTGACGGTTTCCTCCGGGATTTCTTCTCCCGGAAGATACCATTTGCCTTTGTATTTGACTTTGTAATCAAATTTCATCAGCATACCTCCGATTAGTAGCACTTAATTACATAGGTGCTATCCATTCTCTCGTAGGAAGGAAGTACGATTTCAGACACGGTTGTCTTAGTCTGTACAGGGTCTTCAGAAACAGAAACCGCAACAGCAACACCAGTGTTCACAATAGAAACATCTGCGGTAGGCTTGCCCATCAAAGTGCGCTCTTCAGGAGTAGTTCCGTACCAAGTATTTCCAAGTGAACCGGAAGGAATCAATGTCGCATATCCATCAGGATAAAACTTGGTTGCTACACCAGATTCGTTCTTATACTGCTTAGAGTAAACAATGATATTGATACCAAGTTCGTTAGAGAAAATTTCCTTAACTCTTGCATCAGTCATCAGAACGTTAGCTGTAACATTCTGTGCTAAGATTGCGGACTTGATCTTTGCGTTCTGCTTAAGATAGTTCATGGTCTTACGAGAGACAATCATAATGGTAGGTCTCTCGCCTGTAACAGCTTCCACAGAATCAAGAGCAACATTTACATCGTCCAGTGGATCGGAGTTTTCAGTATCGTTCCACTTGTCTGTGGTCTCGGACAATGCCGCATAGTTGTTCTGCTTGTAAGTGCCGTTAGGGTCGTAGTTGTAAGCATAAGTAACACCATCAGCCTGAATGGAAATCTTAGGAGAACCATCCTCTGTAGGTGCTAACAGCTGCATAATCATACGTTCAGGAACTACATCAGCACCTTCCACAAGAGTATTTGCATCATCAAAAATTCTGCTTAATACTTCTGCTGCGTAAGGGTCTGTGCTGTCCTTAATACGCATGATTTCCTGTTCGTCCTGTTCTTTGATAATCATAGATTCACGGAAGAATGCCATTTCTGTCTCTTGCATCTTGAATCCTTCACGGCTTCTGATAGTGGAAACTGCATCAAAATTAGATGCTTTCAGGGTAACAGGAAGTCCATTAGAAGTCTTAATCCACTTCAAATCCAGTCCCATTTTCTTCTTGGCGGGGAATAAGCCGGAACCAAGATATGCAATTTTATTACTTGCAACTTCTGTATGCACAAGTGCGATTGCTTTCGCATTGTAGGCATCTCTAATGTTCATTATTTCCTCACTTTCTACCGCTATCTTTCAGCGGTCAGCGGCTACATCTGTCTGTAGTCGGTTTCAGTTATTCAAATACAATCAGTGATAATCCTGTCTTTACACCATCGGCAATGGTAATACCTGCATTTGCGTTAGCATTTGCTTCATTTACACAGGCAAAAGCCTTAATGATAGTTCCGTTGGGGTTGCTATCGTAAACATCGTTAAGCAAAATACCTACTGCTGCATCATCGGTGCTTCCGCCATTTACTTTCTTTCCTGTCGCACTAATAGGATTACCAGCCTTGCACACACCATTAGTGAAAGCACTTGCATCCAGTTTAATAGGAACAAATAATTCACCGCCCAGCTTTCTCTTAAGAATTTCTAACTGGGTAGTTACACTTGTTTCAGAGAATTTCATTTTGTGTACCTCCTTATAAGTACTGGCTAACTACAGCTTCGGCTTCTTTGTTTGTTCCAGCTAAAGTCTTGCCAATCTTTTCAGCCGCTTTTTCGGCTTCTGTTTTTTTGTCATCTTTTCCACCGCCAGCAATTCCACCTCCAGGATTAGTAGATCCGTTTGCAATCTCCTGCTCCTTGGCTTGTGCCGCAGCAGTCTCTTTATCAGAGATAATTTTTCCGAGAACATCAAAATCAAAACTGCCGTCATCCTTTACAACCTGTGCCGCCTGTTCTGATGTGATTTTGAATTTGTCAGCCGCACTTGTACGCTGAGTTGCTAAAGTCTGTGCTTTTTCCAACTCTGCGATACGATTATTTGCTTCCTCTAACTGCTTCGCTGCCTTTTCCTGTTCGGAAAGATTTTGGTCTTTCATGGCATTAAACTCTTTTTCAATGCCCTGTAACCGTTCCAGTTCAGCATTGTTTTTGGTTGCCTTGGCATTTGCTGTCTGAACATCTTTGCCGTTTTCGGCAATAACCTTTTCAATCTGTTCATCAGTTAATCCCATTGCCGCTAAATCTTCTCTCTTCATAAATTACCTCCGTTATGTCCTACGTTTTTTTACGGTGCAACGACACCGAGTGACATTGCCGATTTGTACGCTCACGGCTTTGCGAATTTTTATAAAATAAAAACAGCTACCTATTTCTAGGCAACTGTCTTATTTTGCATTTGTTTTACAATTTCCTGTGCTTTTGCCATCTGCTCTTCCATGTTGATAATTTCAGCAGTTTTCCACAGAGCATCAAGGTAAGGTTTGGAAAGGTTGAAAGTCTTTTCACAATCTCCCCAAAGTCCAACTGTTTTGATTGCAATAAGCGGATGAATACCACACTGCAGAAGTTGCAGTAATGTCTGCGACTTGGTATACATATTATCTTGTGGACTGTGGTTGATCTGCACATCAAAATCTCTAAGAGTGATTTTCAGATCCTCTTTCTTAATGCGGATAACATTCAGCGCAACCTTGGCCAGTCTCTTCTCTGCTGTCTTAACAACCGGATCCTTAAGCCTTGCTCTTGATTTTGAAAAATCCCATCCGTTTCTCAGCTCAACCGCACCCTGCGTATCACCGCCAGTGTTTCCTTGCTTGTTCGGTATTCCCAAAATTGAAAGTGCGCTGTCTGTTAAATCATCCTTGGAAACCTGTGTCTGCGTTTGGTCAAGTTCCTGTGACATCACATCAACATCAGACTTGTTATCCTTGTTAATGGACTTTACAACCAATGCATGGTTCATTTTCATTTTTTTGAACTCTTCTTCGTCAATCTCGCAGTTTACAAATTTGTACCATGCCTGGATAAACTGCTCTATACCATCCATTCTGTTTGACTGCGTATTATTGATTGCATCCAACAAATCTATAACAAGTTCAATATCAGACAACCGCTCATGGTTGTTCGGAAATTCTACAATCGGTATTCCACCAAATCCGTGAAGTTTCCATGTATCAGGAACAACCGCACTGTTTTTTATCTTACATTCACAGGATTCCGTGTAGCATAGTTTGTACCACTCGCCGTTTTCATCTTTTAATTCCTGTACCGCCAAAATCGGTTCTTCAGAACTGCGGTTGTAAATGACAAACGTGTTCAGAGGATTAGGTGCAACCACACGGATAGGCACATCTCCATTCACAATCTGAATAGCTTTGAATGATGTTCCGGTTGCCGACTGCCACTCACCAGCTTTTATGTCTTTCTCATGCTTATTTGCATCTGCTAAGTAATCATTCAGTTCATCTACTGCCTTATTTACAGCTTCATCATCTTTTCTGCTGACAAACTGAATAGGCTCTCCGTAAGTCTGAGCGACCTTGAATTGCACCCATTCAAAAGAATGGTTCTCTACTACTCGATTGGTGATATCCTCATTTGACAGCTTTGTTCTGTATAGTACCGGTTGATCTCCTTTGTAGTACTCCCACAAGTACTTGATAACCGACTTATTGTAATTAAAAACACCGATGCAATCACCAACAACCTTTACAATGTTGTCTTTGGTTATCTGCTCCACATCCGTATATGCAATTTTTCTACCGTGACAACCCTTTACAAGGTCTTGAAATTTCATAGTGTTCATATTTTCACCTACATAAATGTCATTCCGCTGCTTTGGTCTCTTTTTGGAAGTTTCTTGATCTCACGTTCTCCGGTCTCCGTATGGTAAACAACCATTTTATTGCAATTCCGGCACTTATATGTCTTGTCGATGTGTGATTTTGAACTGCATTCACCGACCAACCTTCCGCATCCCGGACAGTACACTCTAATTTTTTGGTTAAAAATCATAAATACCTCTTTTCTGCGCACAAAAATACCGACCTTGCTGATAAGAGCGGTACTTCTGGAGTCTTCACATGATCTGAGGAGGAAATGAAAAATATCTTGGAATCTTTCTGCATCTTAATAGTATCACGGAAAAATCGGACATATCGGACAAGTTTATATGGAACTATACGATTTCGTATGTTTTTTCAAATATGTCAGGCTTACATGGATAAAGTTCTCCATTTACACCTTTGATAATATAATCACCAATGTTTGCTTTCATATCTCCTTCCAAAGTTTTAATGAAACATTCATCTTCATTATTAAAATAAATATTTCCGTCATCATAAGCAGATATTCCCCATTCTGGTACACCTCTACAATTTGCTCCAATCTTCATAAAATCTTCGCAATATTCAAATGCTTCAATTACAACAGGTTTCTTTCTATATTTTGCCATTTTTATACCTCCGTATTATTTTAATTTGCCATATATCGGTCAAATGCTTTTCTTACGCTATCCTCTGTGTTTCCACCACCGATTCTATCAGCAACCTTGTTCCATGATAATTTTTCAATAAATCGTAAATTGATGATCCGTCTTATACGACTGTCCTGAACGCTTGCAATAAATTCCTCGACTTCATTATTTTTTTGCAGTAAATCGTCCTCTAAAAGCTGTAAAGTGGCTTTTCTTGAATAAAGTAACGTTCGTTTTCTGCTGTACTCTGGATAAGGAAATCCTTCAATACGAAAATGTTCAGTGCCGCCGCATCCACCTGATACGCTGTCAACAACATTCCCATCCGATTCAATTTTTCTGATATCCGATTCAAGTTTTTTAATCTTCTGCTGTACTTCTTTGATTTCTTCCTGTAAATCTATGTATTGAGATAAAACCTCTTTAGTCACCATAATCAATACCTCCGTCCGAAAGAGAATGGGTTTTGAATTGCTTCTGCTCTTGCCATTCTTTTATTTCCGTAAATCATGTCACATAGTTGTGCCGTAGAATCTATCCCGTCATCATGCTTCATTTTCCCTTCAAAAGTAGCAGACAAAATATTTTGAAAATACTTTCTGTACTCTTTTGTTTGATATTTCATGTCCACAAAATGAAGTTTTCGTATGTCTGGAGCATGATTTTTGATTCTATCCATTTTTGCAGTCTGATTGTCTGCCGGATCATGACTTGTGTTAATAGGATATCCGTCTTTTTCCCATATCTTTTCACAATCTGTACGGTATGCTGATGTTGTCTTTGTTTCCTCAAAATGGACTTCTGCTGTCTTATTATTAAATTTATCTAAATGTCTTTCCATTCGTGAAGTAACTTCCGGTATGGTAATTTCCTTATCACCGTCATTGTAGACAACATCAGTGATATAATGTTCTCCGTCAATCTCATAGCAGATAGGCATTGATACAAAATCACCGCCACCATAAGCAGGGTCATTAGCTGCAAATATCCTATCAGGTCTTATTCCTTCAAGTTCTGCCGGATTAAAGAAATTCATCATATCGACATTGAACATCTGACCTTTTCTTTCAATAGGCTCCTGTTGATACTGTGCAAACCATGATGCCATATCGTCATTGTTCTCAAAAGATGCCATACGTCTTTTGTAATCAAGAGTTGTATATCCCAAATGATACGGATAATCAAAATTGCTATCTCCGTTTTCATTTAGTGCAGGAATAATAACCTCTCTGTGCCGTATGCCTTTGTATTCAGGATCATTTTGTAATAGGTCTAACCGTCTACCTTGAACGTCCTTTTTCGCCCAACGTGTTCCTATCCCCAACAATTTAGCCTTTCCAGGCTTAATTCTCGGCATAAAGTTGTTGTCGAATTTTCCCCATACAGTATTTTGCCTATCTTCACTCAATGCTTCATCAATACCGCTGAATAAGTCATCATAAACTCCAAGCCCGTCACAGTCACAAGCACCATTCAATGTTCCGTAAATGCTTCGCATGGTAAATGTTGGGTATGTCTTTTTACGGATAAGGTCTACTGTCAAATCTTTTCCATCAGTGACTAACTTTTTCTCAACTATGTTTGGATATATTTCAGCATATGTGTATGTCGGGTCTGTAATCATTTCTATGATGCCGTCATAGTAACCACCAGTAATTTTGTCCGAATATGCCGAATACAGATTAGACCGTTCCGGTCTGTTAGAGCCGAACCACAGATTACCCATTTTTACTATTTGTGTCTTACCGATTCGTCCGGGACAAAACACCATTCCTTCATCAAGCACATCATCGTACAAATCTTGAATAAGCTGTGCTACCTGCCGTAATGGATTTATTCTCGGCTGATAAAATCTCTCTTCTACCGGTCTGTTCTTTTCCATGTATAGCATGAAGCTTTCAAATCGGTAATGTGCTTCAATCAGAAGCGTTTTGTAATAGTCATCAACAAGGCTGTATTTTTCTTCATGTTGTTGGCTGTATTTTTCAAGGTCAAGTATTCTACCTCCTGTCCTATCCATGCAGAAACGCTCTATAATGCCTTTAGAACGGTTTGTTATCTGTAAGCCATAAGTTATATCCTTTTCACCGTTTATAGCCACTCTACAGGCTTCTATGTACGCATCAATGACCTGTTCATCAATTCCCTTGCGTTGTATGTAATTGTCATAGCTGTTTACTGCCGATATAAGGCTCTGACTTGCCAATATAAAAGAGCCTCCTTCCCTAAAATTTTGGAAATTTGGCTCTCTGCGTAGGCACTCTACGACTGGTGCTCTTGAAAATATTCTATTTGCTATGCTAAGCAGTCCAAAACACAACATAACACATATGGTTTGTGTCAAATGTTATACTGATAATTTGTTCTGCGCTCTTTAATTCTTCCCAATCCTGGTCATTTTGCAGAATGGCTTGATTTATATCATTAAGTTTTTTTGCAATATTGCCATTTCACCAACTTTGCTTGATTCATAAATTATTTCACCCCGATTCTATTAATTTTCCCACATTTCGGGCATTTGATTTCAGCCTGTCCGTTAAATTTGCCTAAAAGGCGGTTGCACTTGCTGCAACGTGCATCTGTCAAATAATGCTGACGTTTCCACTCTTCAATCAATTGATATATAAAATCTCTTCCAACGTTTCTTGGTGGAATGTGACACAATGGTAAGTTTCTTTTCTCACATTCCTCGTATTCTCGAATTGACTGTTTTTGAAATTCAGATAACGGAAATGGTGCAATCTTCTCTGCAAACTCAACCAAAGACATTTCACTATCCTGCTTAATTTCTCGCTGAGATGCGTCATATTCCAACTGTTCAGTTAATTCATCTGTTATTGATTCCATTAATTCTGCCATGCTCATTCTTCAATACTCCTATCAAATCATGCATTTGAATCAGTAGTTTTTAAATATTCAACGAACTGTGCCCAAGCCTGTTCGCATGTTAAATCGCCAACAGGATTTTGAACATAGTATTCTTGGAAATATTCCCGGGCCTTTTCTTTTTCATCTTCGGAATATGAATCCCATTTAGAAACTCCTGATTTCTTTTTGAAAAATTCGCACTCATGTTCACTGTCAGCAAATCCAGCACCAGGAATCCATTTTTCCGGATGGTTGCACATTTCAGCCATCCCTACAACTTCGTTTCTATCAAATCCAAGGTAAGCACAATCATGACACGTCATTCCTCCACCAGCTTTCTGCCGCACATGGGGCAAAACTCAATTTTAAAATATCCCATAGTTGCTGCATTTGCAAAAATAACAATACCAGGTTTATTGTCTCTGACATTTTTCAAAATCTGTGCTTCTGTCAAATTTGTTTCATTCGCACATTTATAAATTTTAATGTCTGCTCCGCAGATTGTATTTTCGTCATGCCAGTTTTCACAAAATTTACACATGCTTATTTTTCAACCTCTCCATTAACCGTTCACATTTATCAAGATTTTCGCAAGTAATGTTGTTTAAGTATTTTTCGCTTTTGTCAGACACTGTTGTTATATTCATTTGTATCAGTTTCGGTTCAAAATCTTTACAATACTGACAACAATCTTGAATAATAAGGTGAAATCCATTCATGTAAAATTCCTCCGTAACCCATGCAGACGGAATCGAACCGCCGACACACATCCTATGCGGATGCCGCTCTTCCACTGGAGCTATGCATGGTTGAGATGCAATATTCCCGGGGTTACTCCGCATTATACAATCGCAGAGCATATTGCATCACTGTTTCAGCCAAAACATAGACCACCTGTTAACAGATAGCATAATTTGACCGAATAGTTGGGATGATGGGACTTGAACCCACAGCCTATGCCTTAGAAGGACACTGCTCTTTCCATTTGCGCTACATCCCAGTGATCGGTACGAGATTCGAACTCGCGTTACCACCGTGAAAGGGTGGTGTCTTACCACTTGACTAACCGATCATGTGCGTTTCCATAAGCTGTATGCCTACATTTAAGGCGCTGACACAGCGCAACACTTATAGCTATTTTTATTTTCGCAGGGCATCCGCCAGTTACCTGCTAGCCGGTTGCGATCCGACATCGTGGGGAAAGAAGGAGTCGAACCTTCGATGTTTCTAATGTCACGGTTTTACAGACCGCTGCAATCGCCACTATGCGCATTTCCCCAAAACCTGTGCCGTATAACCACGACTAAACTTCTGGCACACCTATCTGCTACCTACCGATTATTGCAATCACGGTATCGTCTTATCGACGCAGATAAAGTTTTTCACCGCTATATGGTTGCAATGCTTCAAGCGGTTACGTGGAAAACCCTCACGAGCCTTGCGACGGCTCTTAACAGCATTCCGCTATGAGGGGAAAGGAGTGTCTCCAATGGAAAAGTATGGAAGACAATTCGCAGATGGCAAAGACCGAAAGAAGAAAACATCTGCGAAACAGGACTACCAGGATTCGGACCTGGGAATGCAGCAGTCAAAGTGCTGTGCCTTACCGCTTGGCGATAGCCCTAAACTCCGGGAGAGAGACCATCTGCTCCCGGATTATTTTTGTGAAACACCCTATCTTTATCTAAAAAAAATTGTCACGCCTGTGTACGGTACTTTGAAAAACTTTGTGTTGTCAAACGCATTATTCCATTTTTCGTTTCCCACACACAGGCTACATACACTCTTGATGCCTTGATTTCTCTGCCACATATCCAATGCCAACACAACACCGGATATTCGGCAATAACAATGGCTTTATGAATTTAACCCATTCAAAATTGTGATATGGGATAATTCGCATAATCTCCGGTAACCACATAGGCTATACCCACGCGAAAGTTATTCCAAATGCAAGGAACATTGCTAACTCAAATAAAATAACTCCGTCTGATGCTGTTTTCTGTTTTGGAGCATACCATAAAGCAGATATTGCTAAAACTGTCAATACCAACGTTGTCATTATTTTTAAAATCATGAATCCAAGCATTTTTTCTTCGTCCTTCCTTCAATTTCATCGATCATTGCCATTACCAGTGCTTTAGCAAACTGGCTATTGTTATGTATTTTAATCAGCAAATTGCCCTGCCGGATAAGATACGACCAGTCATCATCCGTTTTCGGATTAGCACACTCTTTATGTATTTTCCAAACCTCTGTGTAGATCTCTTTAATCTCCGGTGGCAATTCACATTTCTCCTTAACTGGCAAATCTTCTTTAGGCTCTTTATCAAGTCTGCTCTTTTGGTGCTTCATCTGACAGCTAACCATTTCTGTAACGTTCTCACGGTCTCTCTTGATTCCGTGACCTTGCAGAAACAACTCACATTGCAGGACTTCACCGCATTTTGAACATTCGTCTTTTATCTCTTTCCCAAATATCTGCATACACTTAATCTCTACCAGTGACTACCGCTCTTAAAAATACTCCGATGATGAACAGGATATACACCCATGCAGGAGCATGTAATTGAAACAGTATCCATGCTAAAACTATGTAAATGAAAATCATGTGGTACACCTCCTAAGGGTCTTTTTTATTTTTGAGGAAATTTGAGGGACTAAGTAGGGGCTGTTCGCTGGTCCTGCCAGACCCCCTCCCCCTGTGTGCTATGTTTCTTTTCAACTATGCGTTAAACTAATCTTTCACGCAATCTTTATTGACACGTCTTTAACTATCACGTATTTACGCACGTTTCCGTAGTTGTTGCTACTCATTCGCATCTGCTGTATTATCTCCATACGCTCCGGAATCGGTCAACATTGATGTATTTTGTCCAAAATTTGTGTCTAATCGCGGAAGTTGGTCGGCTGTCCTGGTTATCTTGTGTACAATCTCTTGCTGTGTGGTCTGTTTCCGCCCGTGGTCGTTGTTTAATCGTTCCGTTGCTCCCAGCGCATTCCGCAGATTAAAAGCAACAAGCTGATCACAATCTGCATCATCTAACCAATTTACAAAAGCTTTTCTGACCTCGTCCATGCTCGATGCACTTGATTTAGTCCTCCATGTACTCAAAGCCTGTTTAGATATCCCTGTTAATATCTTAAATGTATCAGCTGTAGCAGTCATATCATAAGCGTTGGCTAACTCTCTAAGATATAAATAAACCTCATACAACAGATCTATGTTGTACGCATTGTAGTTAGTTAGCATTTGGTTGATACTATTATCCACTACGTTTTGGGGTATATCTTTTAATACATTGCTAGGTCTTATATAATTATTATATATATATTGCATGGCTCCATTAAAAACCGGTTGCCGTTGTGATCTCATGTCATCGATGCCATAAGCTGCACAATAATCGTCAAAGTATTTCCGGATATTTTTTTTAATCTCGTCAATGTTTGGAATCTCTCTGACGTCCTGCACCGCTCTACACCTCCTGAAATCTGCAATAAAAAAATCACAAGCATCACTCAATAAACCTATGTCTTTTGATCTCCTCCACAGATCAGGTAAAAACATAAATCTAAAAAAATGACAAGCTAGTGACTTCTTGTCGTTTCCGGTCTGCCGGCTCCGGTGGTCTTGGTTACAATCTGGGCGGCTGCATATCCAGAAGGGGGTTGGATTTGCACCGCTGTCACTCGCACCGTGTTAACGTCGGCTCCCTAACTGCTTTTATCATACCATAAGTGCTATTTATAAATCTACAACAACCTTTTACGCATTTGACGATTTGTTATTGTGGTATGTCTTCCGGTGATCCTGAGTATATAAAAATCATGCGATTAAAAAATATCATCCGGTTAAATTTGACAAATGGGATTTTTTAACAGACAGACAGGTAATATTTGCAGATGGGTACATGGTGGCAGCCGGTCGGCTCTAGAATTTATATATACTTGGTATATCATTGTCTTTCTGCATTTATTTATTTTTATTTTATCTAACCTTTATTTAATCTAATCTCCTTTTATTTAATCTGCGTCTACAAAATGTCTACAATTTGTCTACAAAATTTAGCACGTTAAAATGTCGCAGTGAAAATAGATCAAGAAAAGCAGGCTGTTACACCTGCTTAATTCTTGTTTATGCTGTTGCTCTTTCTGTTCTTCTGATCCGTTCCGCTCTCGCTGTGATCCGGTCAATTAACGCCCTGTCACCGTATGCGGTTTTGATGTCCAGCAACTCCGGATCTGTAATGCTCTCCAGTGCTTGGAGCGTTTCCGCTTGCACCGTCTCCAGTGCTTGGAGTTCTGCCCGGTTAAATTCTTTCAGCCGTTCCGATTCCGTTGTTTCCAGTTGATCCCGGTAGTACCGGAAGAACTGCCGAACGTTTGAGCGGATCCGTGCGGCTTTCTTTGCTGTTATCTGCTCCGGTGTTCCTTTCATGTAATTTGCTCCTTTACGTTGATAATTCTGTGATTGTAAATTCTCCCGCTCTAAATCTTGGATTGTCCTGGCGCCGATTTGACACGCACATACAAGCGCCGTTAAGCCTTGCCTTCTCCCCTTCAAACTGAAATATCTCGTCTTCGTAGTAAGTGCGGCTTACATTCTCTTTTAGGTTGTAAGCATAACCTTCTACTAAATATTTCTTTTTCATGTCGTTCTGCTCCTTTCGTTTGTTTGTAACTGTATTATACATTATTAAACTATGCTTGTCAACATATTATTGAACTATTCTTTCATTTTTTCTAATTCTTTTGTAACGCAAGATAATACAAATTCGGAAATGCTCATATTCCGCAAAGTTGCAGCCGCTTTCAATTTTTCTTTTGTCCCTTTTGGGGACATTACTGTAATTCTGTCGTATTTGTCTTTCTGATATTGTGCAATATATGACAGCTCTTTTTCTTTTTCCCTGAATGCCATTTGTAACACCTCTCTTTCTTTTTATAGAATAGTATCATATTAAACTATGCTTGTCAATTAGTTTTAATGTTTGCATTATATAGGTAAAAACAACTTTCAAAAAATATTTTTAAAATTATTAAACTATGCTATTGACTATATTATTGAACTATGCTATAGTTATCTCAACAAATAAATAAAGCCGGTGACCACCTACCAAGCGAACACCGGCACCCAAAAAGAAAGGCACCCATATTATAACACGGGTGAAAAGGTAAAAGCAATATGAGAAAAGCAACTTTAGAAAACACCTAAATTTTTTATTTAAATTCCACTGCTCGCTTATGTGGTAGAATTTACTCCCGCACACAAGCTGTTAGAGTGTGCGGAGCGAGAGAAAGACACGGAGACAGCCGCAGTTTTGCGATGGGCAATTTTTGAACTGGAAAACAGATAAAAGACGGCTTGCAACCGTCTTTTTGTCGTGTTCCGTTGGATCTGCTGCCGTCTGGCGGTCTATTTGTGTTACTCTTCCACCGGATCCGGTCAGATCCTGCGCCCAGATATATTGACGGCTTGCGCTGTCTTGGTGTACAATCAAATATTACAAGGGGATTATACAAAATGCGAAAATTGGGAATCGGTCATGTATATGATATCATGGAGAGCGTAGCGGATGCCGGGGAACGGTTGGAAACCGTTATAAGGGTGGAGAGTGCCGCCGGTGGTCTGTCTCCGGAATCTGCGGAGCTGTTGCGGTCTGCTTATGATTCCATGCTTTCGGCAGTCGGAGACCTTGCGAAAGCTGCGACACGGCAAGAAGTATATTGTCCAAGATGCCACAGTCAGAATTGCTCTCACTACAAAGAGCAGAGAGTTATTCCGGGAAAAACCAAGACAAAATATACAGCTAATCTGAATCCTTTAAAACCTTTTACTTTGGTAAATAAAAAAGAAAAGGTTATTCGTCAAGACCAAGTTGTTACAGATAACAAATTTATGTGTAATGAATGTGGAAAAATATTTTATTGATTTTAAGGGCATCCGCAAGGGTGCTCTTATTTTTTATGTTGCGAACCCATGTTCTGCATGATATAATATGTGTCAGTTAGGAAGTCTTGCATCATGTCCGGTGAGTGAAAGCTGCTTAAACAGCCTAGATTGCAACCAAGACCCGGAATAAAGACAGACCAAAAAAAGATTGGAAGTTCGCTACTCCAACAGTAACAGGGGTAGTGGGCTTATTTTTATGCTCTTCTGCCCCATGACAATGTATTTGTTGGAGGTAGAAAATGTTAGTTGAAATCAAAACAGTAAACAAAGAAGAAATAACCGTTGTAACAAGCCTTGATGTTGCGGAAACATTCGGAAAAGAACATTATCACGTAATTGAAGATATACGTGAGATTGCATCAAAAATTAGTACACCCGAATTTTCGGGGCTATTCTATGAGACAGAATATAAGGCATCAAATGGAAAGAAAAATCCTATGTATTACATGAACAGAGATGGCTTTACACTTTTGGTCATGGGATACACGGGCGAGAAAGCTATGCAGTTTAAGATGGCTTATATTAAGCAGTTTAATGCTATGGAAAAGGCTCTTATTGGCAAAATACGGGAACGTGAAAAAGGAATTGGTGTCCGCAGGGTACTTACGGATAGTTTGCAGAGGACTTCCGAAAATGAACGGATGCACGGTCATGCATACTCTACCTACACCGATTTGATTTATAAATCAGTATTCGGAAAAACCGCAAAGCAATTACGACTTGACCTTAATATTGGCAACAAAGAAAACATCCGGGATTATCTGACTGAGGAAGAACTACTGTTAGTTCAGAATGCAGAAATGCTTGTAAGTTCACTGGTTGGATACGGTTGGGGATACGGAGAAATTAAGGAATTTTTGGAAAATAAGTCGGTGAATAAACTGGTCGGATGATAGACACCCTAGATTCAATCTAGTGCATTTTTATTTTTTGAAAAAATGCTTGACTTGTATCTCGAAACATTATATAATGTATCTCGAAACAAGGAGGTGATACCCATAGCACCTAAAAGCAGAGCCGATTACTTCAAAGAGCGAAGAAAGAAAACAAAAAATTTTAGTGTTGAAATCGAAAAGGAAAAGTTTGAGAAGTTAGAGGAAAAACTTTCCCAAAAAGGATTGACTAAAACGAAATGGTTTAACGAAAAAGTTGATGAAGAAATCGGAAACTAAAAAAGAAGGAGCAGCCATACCCGCAAAGTAACCGGCTGCTCCTTTACCCCAAAAGGATTATGTAAATTATAGCACTGCATCTTCCTTTTGGCAAATTATTTTTGATTAAATGGAGGAGCTGAAAATGAGAGAAGAACTTATCAAAAAAATTATCTGTAACCTTGAAAATACCAGCATTCATTTCCTCAAATGCATATTGGCATATACAAATATACTTTGTGATAGATAAAAAGAAAGGAAAAATAATATGGAAAATATTGTAAACGTTGAAGGAACAGAGTTAGATGTCAGAGAATACAATGGTCAGATGGTTGTTACTTTTGACGATATCGACCTTGTTCATAAAAGACCAAGTGGAACGGCTAGAAAAGCGTTTAATAGAAACAAAAAGCGCTTTATAAATGGCGTTGATTATATTGTTTTGGAAAAAGAAAATTCTAATGTCCACCGGGTGGACATTAGAAATATTGATATTCCAAACAGAGGTATTACTGTATTCACCGAAAGCGGATACCTTATGCTTGTAAAACCATTTAAGGATGATTTATCATGGAAAGTTCAGAGGAGCCTTGTCAATGCTTATTTTGCATTAAGAAATCAACATCCAGCACCTACTTCCACCACAGCAATCGAGGAAAAGCCGACATTAGAGTTTGAAACAGACTGGTTCTGCATCAACCGTGGCAAAATCAACTACATCTGCCGTTGCTACGACATTACATCAAAGGAATATATGCACCACTTACTTGAAGTTTTGGGAAGAACGTATAATTTTGATGAAGCAAAGAGAATTTACAGCGCAACGACCGGAAACTGGAAATGCAGAAATTCCGAAGTAATCACCTACTTCCCACAGCTTTCAGACCTTGCATCTAAAATTCTTCAGAAAGACTTAGAGGACTGTGCAAAAGAAGAGACCCCATAACAGGGGTCTTTTCTATGCCATTCTTTCCATGTATCCGCTTATCAGTTCATCAGCAAGCGCAAACACTTCTCTTCCGTAGGTAGCCAAAAAGTCTGCAACAATCTCTTCTGTCTGAATATCCATAGTCAAATTGTAGGATAGGCAGAACGCATGGCACAATTCATGGCACAGCACACGATCATAGAAATTACCATGAATCATATTTGATATGTAAATATCTCTTGTGTTCCTGTCTGTCATTCCAAACGTATATGTACCGTCAGAGCGCATCAGCATAGGACTGTGACTGCCTACGAGCCTTAAATTCCAGTCCATTCCATTTATAGTAAACAACTTACCACCTCCAACATAAAAGGGGCTAAATAAGCCCCTTAAGTGTTTTAACCGATTTTTGTTACCAGTGCAGACAGCTTGTTTCGCAGTACCGTCTTTTCTTCCGGTGTTGCATCGTTGATGATCTCCGTCATATCGTTTGCAAGTTCGGTCATGTAGGTGTTCAGGTCACGGACTTTTGCTTCTTTGTCCTGCTGCGTGTTAGCCTTATGCAGTTCCTTATTTTCCATGTAGGTTCTGCGGCTCATTCCACTTCTGCCCTCTCTTGCATCACGCATACCGGATGAAGAAGTTTCCGTGTAGTACATACGCCCCATGTCTCTGTCCATGTCACGGTGATACATTTCCGGGGTCATGTGGTAATAAGGTGGCTCTTCATAACCTCTGCGGTAGGTTCCACGACCTTTAGGTGCAAATCTGCCGTCAGCATAGCGGTAATGGTCATAGAACCGTCTTCCACCATCACCGTAACGTTCAAACATTTCCATGACTTCTTCTGAGTCATAGTCCTGCATGGTTTTTGTCAATTCACGGTAATAAATGGCTTCCGCCAAGTCTTTCATCATGTCGATGACCTTTCCCATTTCGCAAGTGTCTACATGGTCGATGCCCTTGTCAAACTGCGTTTTAGCGCATTCAGAAAGTTTTTCAATCATTTCATGCATTCTCTTAACATCCATGATTTTTCACCTCCTACGCTTCACGAACGGCAATCAAATTGCTGTTCTGCACTTCAATAGCTTGCGTAGAAGTGTTCTGAACGGCTACCGTACTGCAGCATCCACGAGGAACATCAATGTAAGCCTGTGCAGAAACATTAAATAAATTCTCTGCAGCTGCAGGAGTTACAATCATTCTTGTGGACTGTAAAGGTTCTCCGTCTACTGCCAGCGCAAGGGAAATTTCCTCAACAGTTCCACCCGTGGGAATCTGAATGTTGCCGGAATAACTTACAAGGAATCTTGCACGGCACTGATTAGTGATACCTCTTAACTTCACAATTCCGGATCCCTCTCTGTGAGTGATACAACCACTTCCATTTACGGCAGTTTCGGTAAAAGCAACGTCTGCTCCTGCTGCCACAGTCTGTAATGCTACTGCTGTATATTCAGCCATAATAAATACCTCTCTTTCAAAATCAAAGGGGCAAACCATATAGTCTGCCCCATGTTGTCAGTAATTCTGCATAGCAGACATAATCGAGTTAACTCAATTAAGATACTCAATTATTCAGTTTTAGCAATTACAGCCGGTATTGCAACTGCAGCCATAAGCGTAAGCGTTAGGATTAGAAACAATATAAGCTGGAATAGCTGTAGGATTTACAGAGTTGACAATCTGCTGTGTCTGTGCTGTCATTGCAGTAGTCAGAAGTGCATTCTGTCTATCCTGTGAAGCAGAAAGTTCAAGTTTCTGCACCTTATCTCTCAAATCCGCATTTTCTTTTGCACATAAGTAATCAAGAATTGCTCTAGTGCCGGCATTCTGATTATCAATGATATCCCTTGTGTTGTTATTCATGGTGTTCTGCAATGCGCAAGTATTCGTTGCCATATTGTAGTTTACACCCTGGATAGCTTCACGGGTATCGCAGCAACACTGTGCTAACTGTGCCTGTAAAGCGTTAGCATTCTGCATTCCTGCTACGGTGTCGGCATTGATAGCCTGTTGGATGCCATAGCCAGTCTGTAAAATGTTGGTATTTACGCCATTAAATCCGGTAAGCATACCGTTGTTTACAGCGTAGAATCCGTCACACAGACCGTTGTTGATTCCGTCCAGTTTACCGATGATAGTCTGGGTGTCGAACCCTCTTTGCAATGCAGAATCGGTGTAGTAACTGGAATTAGAGCCATTACCGCCCCATCCATTACCGCCCCAACCGCCAAAAGCGAAGAAAAGGACGAAAATAATAATCCACCATGCACCATCGTCACCCCATGCACCGTTGTTACTGTATCCGCCATTAGCTGGCATAACAGGCATGGTAAAGGGAGTATTGTTACTCTCAAACATAATTTTTACCTCCGTATAAGATTTTTTATACTTAATCTTGCAAGAATTTAGTATCTACTTCATAGGAAATTGACGCTTGAATTTTTCAAATTCAGAATCAAAATCTACGCCACGTTCCTTAGCAATATTTCTGCCAAAATTTTCAACACCTGATATGTCACCTTTTTGCGCCATTCCCATTACATTTCTAATCATGGGATTCTGCATCATCTGACTATTTCCCATAATCCCTTGAATTATTTGCCGTGGATTTCCAATCCCTTTAGGCATCTGCATAGGATTCATCATATTCATTCTGCATCATCCTTTCTTTGCGATTGCTGATTTTTTCTTTGCGTTTGCGAAGATTTTAACTGCTCAATCTTTTGTTCCAGTTCATCGAAACGCTTCATAAATACCGCTGTGGCTTCGTCTGATAGGTCAAATTTTGTTTTTTCTGTGTCAGACGGTAAATTGTTAGGGTCTGCATCTAAAACAGGCTTATAGAGCCTTGTATAGATTTTTCCATCTGCTCCCCAGGATTTAGCATAGATCTCCGACAAGTCCTGTTTTGGGAAAAATGCTGTGTTTCCATCCATAGGAACCTCATTCGGTGCTATGCACTCTTGCGCCGGTACAATACGACCGTACATCTGTACTGCGTTTTGCTGTGGCTGTTGCATAAATTGCTGTGGTTGGAATTGCTCCTGTTGTGGCATAAACTGTCCGTACATAGGTGTTCTATACTGCGGATTGAAATAGTTCGGATTCATAATCGGCTGCGGCATGGCTATTCTCCCTTTCTTCCATTGATTCTATCTGTTTCGCAATTTCAACTTCATCAAGTGTCTGATATGTCGGCTTGTTCATAAGTCCCAATGGACTGAAATTCATAAGCATTACCCGTTTCTCCTAAAACTTCCTCGATCACATGAACCATGATTGATTGATACTTAATCGGCACTTCCCTTGTACGTTCTTTGCTGAATATATGTTCCAGTGTTTCATCTGAAAATTTGAATTTTCCCATAAGGTCATCCCTCCTTATGCTTAAATTTTGGCATAAAAAAAGACGGTCTACCCGTCATGTATCCGTCACATTTCATTCACTATAAAATTATTGGAATCTTTGCAAAAAACTCCTTTCGTTTTAGGCTTGACTACTATTTTGACTACTATTCGACTACCCGTTGCCCGGGAATGCCCATTTTATCAGCTTTTTCGAGTGGAAGCAAGGGGGCTCGAACCCCTGACCTTTCGCGTGTGAGGCGAACGCTCATC